TGGATGCGTTATCGAGCGCATTTGCGGCTACAGAGGAAAAATAATCGTCAACGGTGGTGTCCGGTTTTAACCCATTGAACAGTTCCTGCGCCTTGATATAGTCGCTGTCCGCAAACTTCTGGGCGAGGTCTTCATATCCGTTTCTGATAAGGTTCTGGTAATACGGTGCAGCCGCCTGTCTGTACTGCTCGTAGTCCGTCCCCATCTGCTTTGCGGTGTGGTAATTTCCCTTGTTCCGCAGGATGTTCTTTGCATCTTCATACGGATTGTATCTTTTGCTTTTTGCCATACTTACCTCCTGTGGCATATTTTTCATTGTACACACATATGATACCATATTACAAACGTAAAAAAGTGACATCTTTTGTGCGCTGTTTCCCGTCAATGTGTACAAAAGGAAAGAGACGTTACAAACGTCCCTTCCCCTTGTTTTCTATTCTGTCGCGTATCCTCAGTATTTGCCGAATGCTATAATTGGTTATCCCGGAAATGAAATGGATGCTTGATGCGTTGACGTAGTACAGATATGCAATGGAGCGAACCATGCTGTCCGGTATGCTGTCGATGAAGCCAAGAACCTTCTGCAAAAGCTCCTTGTACTCCGGCTCATGATACAGCTCCGTCCTTCCGTGCGCAAGTATCCAGTTTCTGTATGAACGAAATCTACGAAGATCGGCAACTTCCACGTGTACCTCCAGATAGATAATTTAGAACGGCAATTCCTCGTCCGTGCTGAATGCCGGTTCCTGATTGAGTTCTTCCAGCTTGCTGTGTGCATCAGGACGCGCTGCATTGCCCTGTGGCGGCATTTGTGCCGTGGCGGCATAAGTAGCTGCCTGTTGCATGTAATACTGCTGTGCGTCATTCTGTGCGTTCTGCGGGTCATTCCACTGCGGTGTCTGGGATGCCTCCTGCTTGGAATCCACAAAGTACGCTTCGTCTGCCAGCACTTCCGACACTTCGCGCTTTGCCCCGGTCTTGTCTGTGAAGGAGCGTGTCTGGAGCGAACCTACGATGCAGATAGAGCTTCCCTTGTGGAAGAATTTGGTGATAAACTCCGCCGTGTTTCGCCATGCCGTCACGTTGATAAAGTCTGCTTGTGGTGCTTGCTGGTCCTTTGTAGACTTGCGGTTCACGGCAATCGAGAATTGCGTTACAGACAAACCGGACTGTGTAGTTTTCAGTTCGGGATCTCTTGCAATTCTGCCGCCCAGAATAACCTTGTTGAAGTTGAAAGATGCCATTGTCAATACCTCTCTAATCTCACGAGAATATAGTTTTCCTCGTGGCAATTCATCTCTACGCTTTTTACGTATTTCTTGTTGTCGTCCTCTATCATCCAGCCTTTGAGCGCGTCTATGGTCAGCTTGACGTAGATGGAATCGTTGTCAATATCCAGTCTGTCGTTGAACCAGAAGCGAATGCGCACCGGATAGGGGAATACTTTCCTCGGAATGTCCTGCTTTGTGAGCTCATTCCATACGATTTTGTGCCATGTGTCCGCGTCTTTCTTGCGTTGCTGCCACGGTTTCCCTGCCCAGAATCCGTTCAGCCCGAACCGTTTTGACCACTGTGATTTGGCTTTGGATGCTGCCGGATACGGAATCACAAACTCATTCTTCATAGGCAGGTCGCATATCGTGTGCGTTGTGCATTTCCGAAATATGCTTCATCGCAGCTTCCAGTCTCCGTTCACGTTCCGCTTCCTTCTGTGCGCATTCATATCCGCAAGCGATATACCCCGCCGCGTCTATGTAGGAATCCTCTTTCACGGCGGTTGACGTGAGGATTCTGCCCACCTTGAACAGCACCATCATAAGAGCCACGTCCTTTGCTGTAATCACTGCCCCATCAGAATGCTTGCCGACAAGGTATGCGTTCCACAGGGAAGCAATTGTGTCGAAATTGTCCTCCGGTTCGCCGTACTGCTTGTTTCTGTCGCTTGTCACGATCTTTTTTGCCGTTTCGAGAATGTCAGCTCTATTCATTTTCGTCCTCCAACTGCAATAAATTCACGCTTGTCACGCTGTTCTGGCGTATGTCGTGCAGCACTGCCGTGTGTACGATGTTCCCCTCATCCCATCCCAGCGAATAGGAAACAGGGTAGTACGGTATTCCATCGTGCCTGACGATAAGATGCTCCGGCACGTGCGCCGGAATGCCCTTAGCCCCTTTTGGGAGCCTGGAGCATTCCTCGCACATGGATAGAAATTTCTTCCTGTTCAAGCTCACGCACCTGTAGAACCGAAACCGTTTGTCCCGCGCTTTGTTTCGGGAAATTCCTCCACCACCTTCAGCTCGTCGATCATGCAGGGAATGACAACAAGTTGCGAAATCTTCATGCCGCCATCTACCGCGAACGGCTCTGTACCGTGGTTGTACAATTTCACATGGATGGTTCCGGTGTATCCGCTGTCGATCAGCCCATCGGAGAGAATGCTGTGCTTCACGTTCAATCCGCTCTTGGATACGATAAGACCGCACCACCCCTCCGGAATCTGCACAGAAACGCCTGTATCGAACGTTTCCGACCCTCCGGCATAGATAACAGTGTGCGTTCCTTTCGGCGCGTACAGGTCAATCCCTGCGTCCACAGCGTGTGCTCTTGTGGGCATATACGCTTTATCACTAAGCATAATGTTCATTGTTCGTTTTCCTCTTTTCCTCTTTCGTAGGATTCTTTTCTGTTGATTGCATTCCAGTCGTTGACTTCCGGGACGTACACCTCTGTCCCGCAACGTTCGCAATATGCCGTGTTCTCTGCGTATCGGAACCGTATGCCGCGAATTTCATCATCGACCATCTTATGATCTACCGCATATGGCATTCGCTTCTCGCATGCGATACAGTACGCCATATAGATTGGTTTATTCATCTGCGTGCCGTTCCTCCATTGCCTTTTTCGCGCGTTCACACACTTCGTCATAATCGAACCCGGCTTCTTTCAGATAATATTTCAGAGCGTATGTATCCATCCTGCCGTCCTTCTGCCAGAAACGATTATCGTCTCCGGGCTGAATGAATCGGCTGCGGAATGCTTCATAGTAGTCGCTGATGCACATGAAGAACCGCTCCAACCTTACCGCGCCAAATCCGAATTCCTTGTGCAGCGCGTACAGGATAAGCAGGTCCATATGCTCAATGAAATTGTCCATGTTTTCGTTGACGATCTCACGCGCCTTGTCCCTGTACTGCCGCTCCTTGTATTTCTTGAGTGCATTCATTGTTGCACCTCCGGCAGTGCGGGCATATTCATCCAGTATGCTACACAATGTTCTTCTGGCTGAGATTTTTCCGGGCTAATCAGAGCATTCAGATGTTCTGATTCTTCCGGCCCCCATAGTATGATCCACATTTTTTGCTGACTATTGTAGAGTGCTGGTACAACAAATGTATTGCCAATGAAATATAAGGGATTCGCGTGAATAACCGCGACAATATAGTTTTCCCACTGACCTGAATTTTCGGGAAGTCTTTCCCGTACATCGATCCATTCAGCCATTGTTTTGCTCCTTATACGTTGGAATCGGCCTCCACGCAATCACCTTGTAAGAAGAACTCCCACCGTGCCCGTCAGAGTATCTGTTCCATTCGAGATATCCGTGTTTGCTTTCACACCAGTGTGCGCCATCGTCGAACTCAATGTATCTTGCGGTGCTATAGTCGCAGAAAGCGCCGTCATACGTATACGAGAGCGCGACAAGTACATCATCGGCCGTTTCCGGCAGGTGGTCGTTGACGCTAATCCATTCAGCCATGTCATCCTTTCTTTTGCTCCAAGAAAAAACGTTTCCTATATTGTATTCCGCTTCTTTCAAGTCGATAAACCTCCTGAGTGAATCACTCAATCTATCCATGCATTCACTGCATATAGCGCCTGATACGATTGTTCTGCTTTTCTCACCACATTCTCCAATATGATATCCGGGCAATTTAATGTTGAACATTCCTTTCTCATCGGTTTCGTATTCTTTGTGACAAAAATCACACGTCTGAAAATATCTTACTTTCGGTTTAGACATTGTTCTTGTCACCTCCATATGTAAGAAAGTTTGGACACGTGTCTCCGTTTTGCCACTGCACTCTTTCCCCGAAATACTCAACAATACTTTCGCGGATACCATCGCGGACACCATCCGGAATATTCGGATGGAGAATGTCCGCCCAACAAACAACTTCCCAGAACGGATTGTCCTTGCCGAGTTGCTCCCAGAAGCGATCATCGGCGTAATAGAAATCACAATCGATCATTACGTCGCCTGTTTTGTAGTATACCTTTCCTGTCACCGGATCGACCATGTCCTGCTTCGCTTCCAGTGTGACGTAATACTCCCCGCTCTGCGGCGGGTCGATGGTTCCCTTGATCCATGTTACTTCAGCCATTTTTATTGCCCTCCATCTGGCGTTCATGGGGTTGATATTCAGCAACAAGCTCTTTGCGAATTTGCTCACGCTCTCTGTCTCCGTATGAGATCTGCCACCACTTTTGCAAGCTAATAATGTGTTCAACTTGCTCCGGCGAGAAAAAATACATATGGTCTGTAACGACCTCGATTCGTTTGTCTCTGTCCGGATGTACGCTGCCATAGAATCTGCATTGACACATGTCCAACGGATAATTACAAATAGGGCATTTATCCATTTTTTATTTCTCCTTTCTGAGATTTATACCGTGCGTAATGCTTTTCAAGTAAACGATCAACGTCTGATTTCTCTGCTTTTGCGCTGGTATCCTCTAGCTTTTGCAAATCAATCATGCCGTTTATTGCAGCCAACACAGTTATTACCGCGAAAATTCCGACGCAATCATCATCCAGCATGGGTGATTGATCGTTTTCTTTGCACCATTTTTCTGCAATTGCATTGATTTTTTCGGAATGGGTTTTGCAATAATCATCACAGGAAAATATGGGATCGTCACAGCCGTCTGCAACTGCTGCCTTATAGATTTCGCAACCTCTGCAATTGAATTTTGCATCACACATTCGCTTTCGGTTGTTGAGGTGGCGGTCTTTGAAGAACTCTAATTTTGCTTTCGTTTTGTCATACTCCATCATGTCCGCGCGTTTATAGTCTTCATGGATTTCCATTTATTTCCCCTCATCCTCTCTTAGCAAATAGTCTCCCCACTGCTCCGCCATCGCTTTGGCTATGCCAGGGAATGTTTTGCTCCTGTTCTTTTGGCGGTTTTTGCTGATCATGCTTTCCCACGTGCGGTTCTTTCCGTTGGGACTAATTCCGTATATATTCGCGTTGTCTGGTGCTTGTCCGTTGTACGTAGGTTGTAATGGCAGCAATCCCTTGAACCACAGGCACGTTGCTTTCGTCACGTACTGCTCCTTGTCGTTTTCGCCGCCGCTGAATTGCCATGGGTGTATAATCTGATCTGGCTTGCGATATGCAGTACTCATAATGCCGACCGGATTTTCGACCGCGATGCGCGGCACATCGGCAAGTGCGAACCGCATGAAGAACACAGCGGCTTTTGTGCGCTCCTGTAGTCTTGCACACACCTTTTCGGCGGGAGTACAGCGCAAGCTGTAATGCTGTGTTGCGACATTGGACAAATACGTACACGGCGGGTGTGCTATTAGCAAGTCCCACTTTCCGACATCATGCGTCTGCCCATCCATTGTAGTCACGATCCCACCATCAACGGCTTCGAGAGCATCTCCGAGAATGTGCCATTCCGGGTGTCCGCCGCTCGGCTCCTGTATATCGCACGAGAACGCTTCGAATCCGCGCCCCCGGAACGCCATGCATACGCGCTGTGATTCTTCACACGCGACGAGAACCTTGATTTTAGATGGATCTTTCATTGGCTTTGCTCCCCGTCCATCTTCGCCCAGCAGTGCGGGCAGTATCTCATATTTTGGTCGTTGGTGCTGTCGTTGTGAGTTCCGCACACGCTACAAAACGGCTCCATAGTGTCTTCGCGTTCGTCTATTAGCACCTTTACGCGCTCCCCGTTCTTCAGCAATCCTGTCCGGATGCGAAACCCTCCAGATCGACGCCGTTTGTATACCCAATGTCCATGCACCACCGGCGCAACCTCGCCCGTCTGCGCTTCCGCCTGCCGCAGTGCCTGAATCACGTCCGCGACCGGCACAAACGCATAGTTTTCTCCTTCGCAGCAGAATCCCCACGCCTCCAGTTGCGGCATTTTGCTCAAGTCCACGTATCTCGGCATTATCCCTCCACCTCCTCGTTCCAAAACTCGTGTTTGCACACCGCGCAAAGTTTTCGCTTATCGCATTTGTAATTCATATCAAGCACTTTCGGGCAAGCCGATGTGTCAACGTTCGGGAGCACCGCGAGCAGCGCATATTTACGTTTTCGCTTTCGCTTATTCTTTTTTTTCGTTCCGCCGTTCATCTGCATGCACAGCGTGATCCGCTCGTCAACTCTCTCGATCTGCGCGTCCACCTCCGCGAACTGCTCATCGACTTTGCCAAACGCTGCATCCGTCACGCTCCTGCTCTCCTCGATCATGCTCTCCGCGACCTTTATCTTTTCTCCCAGCCGATCCACCTTGTCCGTCAGAGCCACCATCAGCTCCAGCACATTCCGCGATTCATCCCTCGCACCCTCCGCATGGTTTTCTCGTGCCCACTGTTCCGCTACCGCGACCATCCCCGCGTGATCAGCCTCCGGATTCGTAATCCCGCAGTGCCCTTGCACTTTCACAAATTCGCACTCAACGCAGCTCGTATGCGATCTGCAGATCTCCCGCATCGTTTTCGCAAATTCCACAGCATCCATATCTTTCTCCTTTCTATTCCTCACGTTCCCGCAGTAGCGCCTCCACCGCCGCGATTGCCCACGCCGCGTTTTTCTCGGAGCGGCAGCCTATAAATTTTGCGAACCTGTTTCATTTGTCTATTGCCCCCTATAATCCGAATTCAGCATAATCGCCACTATCGCAAGAATCAGCGAAAGCAATACAGGTGCTGTCATTCCTCAACCTCCGCGAGTTTTTGGATAATTTCTCCGCCATAGCTTTTCCCGCACAACTCGACAAACTCCGCGACGGTAAACGTATCTGAATTGAGATCGATTCCGTGTTCTGCTGCGAACGTATTTCTACCCATTTCGCAACTTCCAGTTAGCCTGTGGTGCCATTCGTATAGATCCCTTGCGGGATATTTCACGCCGTTTTTATGGAATTTCCAGAATTCCGCAATACGTTCTTCTTCCGGCATATCCTCGAACACTTTTTCCATCACTGCGGCCACGGCTTCACTTAGCGATTTCCCATGCGCAAAATGTGATTCTCGCTTGGCGATGTAGCATGGCGTGAGCGTTAGACATGGTTCGAGAATGTAACCTTTGGCATAAGATCCAAATACAGCCGTGATTATAGTTGGGATCCCGTCTATCTCATAGACAGGACTACCGCAAAAGAATTTTATGTCTGCACCGGAACCGGAACCGTCACAATCACCGGAACCGTCACTGCAACCGCCACCGGAACCGTCACTGCAACCGAATCCGGTGGCAGTTCCGATGCCGGAACCACCACCGAAACCGTCACCGTAACCGAAACCGCCACCGGAACCGGAGCCGTCACCGCAACCGTAACCGGAACCGTCATAATCACCGGCACTGCCACCGAAGCCGGCACCGTAACCGGCACCGGAACCATCACCGCCTCCGGCACCTGAACCGAAACCGTAACCGGAGCCGTCACCTGAACCGTTCTCTATCCACTGCTGAATGTTCAGTATCTCCATTCCGGAACCTCCGATATAGATTGAGTTGCCTTAGCGGTGCAGGGGATGATCTCAACCACTCCCAATATTGTCATTGATTCCACCTCGACCGAGAACTTGCAGATTTTCCCCGCTTTCGTTCCATCAACTGCAAGCTGCGAAAGGCTGTTCGCTCCTTCCCAACGCCAGATGCGGCGAACGTTCCGCATTGTCACTTCGCTTCCGGTTCTGCTCTCGATCTCCCCGAAGAAAACCCCTGCGCGGTCTGCTCTTACGATATACTTCTGTGCCATAGTTATCCTCTTTCTCCCCGTAAGGCTGGGGGCAACCTTGTGTTTTGTTACTTTTCCTCTGATTCCGCGAGCCAATGTGCGCATTTACACTCTGAGCATTTCGCAAACTTGCCGCATTCATAGTGTTTATCGAGCTCAAACGGACACACATCCGGAATCCCGTTATCGTCCACGCGAGTATTCGGGAACGCCGCAAGCAGCACGTCCTTGTTCGTTCGCTTCGGCTCGGGCGTTTGGCTTGGTTCCATCGTCGGCGTGTGATCAACCTTTTCGCGCAGCGCGTAGATGCGATCATCTAATACCGCCAAATTATGCCGGATCACAGAAACGTCGTACTCAAGCTTCTCGATCCGGGTTTTATTGGAAGCGATTGAACGATAAATCGCACCTTCAAGGTCATCCCGGATCGTTTTTACACACGGCTCGTCGCTCTTATGAGACGTTGCAGCCGACGTTTCCTCCGGATGTTCCTTTGCCCACTCCTCGACGATGGCAATCAGGCGTTCCGGCTTGTCTGTTGTGAATGAACAATCAATGTCCAACGCCGGGCATGCTCCGCGAGAATCGTCGCACACGCATGTACTGACGCCGTAGTAATCGCACATTCTTCTCCTATTCTCCATAAATTCAAATATTTCCATGGTTATTTCTCCTTCGCTTCCAAGAATCTTTTTTTTGCATTCTTCGCAGCCTTGCGAACAGTCATAATGGTTCTGCGTGTCCTGTACCTTGTCGTACACTTCGACGCAGAAGAACGGGTAGCCTTCATCGTCAAGTTCGATGTTGGGCAGGACTGCCAGCAAGGCTTGCAGTCTCGTTTTATTATCCGACATTGGCTTCTCCTTTTCGCTGATTGTTTCGTTTGTAAGCATTTCTTTTACTCCTTCTCTGTAAGACAAATTTCCTGGAAATACGGCAACTGCTCAATCCACTCGCAGAATGTATGCCACTCCGGCAAACGGTGGTATTTGCGTTGATTGTAAATGTTCAGCAGTGTTTCGTAGTTTGCGCTCCACGTGAAGCGGATATTGTAGCCGGACGGCAGCAGGTTACGTATCTCGCGGAATTCCGATTCATCCTTGGAGACAAGGTAATTGTCGCGCAGGATGTTCAAAAGCCAGAGAATGAGGTCGATCCCGGCTTCTTTTGCCTCGTCTTCCACGCTGAAATCGTCCTTGGTGAACGGTTTCAGTGTGCCTGTGTGCATGAAGCTGCACGAGTTCCTGGTGGTTCCGAGTTTGTAGGTATCCAGCTCCGCGACCCAATAGGACGGTGCTGTGATGTCCGTTATGACCGGGAGCATACGGAGGAATTTTCTGTGGGACGAGCCTGCCTGTACAAGGGTTCTCATGAGTTTCAGGTCGGCTTCTCCGATCCCGGTATCATCCGTGTCGGATTTGTCCCAGCTGCGTTTGGCGTTTCTCATGCCGCGTATTGCCGCTTGCCACTGTAGCGTGGACGGATACACGGTGTTCTCAATCCGGATTGACATTGTTCTGTTCTCCTTTTCGTTTCAGCAGGCAGCGTTTTGAGCCGCTGCAAGATTTTCTGGTGCAGTTCAGGCAGATGGATATATCATCCTTGGTATCCTTGCGCAGGAAGCGTTCCGGCTGTTCTTCACGGTATGCCTTTTTGGTGATGATGCTTGTTGTGGATACGCGCGGCTGGCAAGGCTTGTGCATAAGCGGAATCATGGGCTAATCCTCCCCGGAAAGAATCTGTTCCAGTAACTTTGGCTGTGGTACACCGAGCTTCGTGCGGAAGTCCGCCATGAAATCGCGGTAGAACCGGATGAAGCTCTCGCAGTACATATTCGTGCATACGGAATAGTGTCGGCATTTCTTGCATGGATACCGTGGAACGTCACATATACCTCCTGTCGGCATATCCGCTTCCGTGCGGTTCTTTGCAAGGCTAAAGTGGCATTTACTGTTGCTCATTGGGCTATTCCCTCCTTTCGCATATCTTTTCCGGAAAATGTCACGACTTTGCAACTGCCGAGGATACGGGAATATATGCGCTGTCTGGATATGTCCTTGCAGTCGTTGATCTCTGCGAACGGAAGATTGGTGGTTATAATCATAGGTCTTTCCGCACGGATGAATGCATCCACAACGGAATACACCTGCTCCATCATCCATTCGCTGGAACGTTCCGCGCCGAGATCGTCAATCACCACTGCGTCATAATCCGTAAGCGTGTTTATGTATTCTCTGCGTTCTCTCAGCGAAAACAGATCGTCCGCTATGCGCGAGAAGCTTGTGAACAAGCCTGTGTGACATTCATCGAGCAGTTTGTTCAGGATACAGAGTGCCGCATAGGTCTTTCCTGCACCTACACTGCCCGTCAGAAGCAGCCCTTTTCCTTGCTGCCTGTACTTGTCGTAGTTATCTGCATAATCCTTGATGGCTTCATATGCAGATTCGTTGCACAACTGCGGATTACAATGGGCGAAATTCTTCCGGCTCAGTTTGGATGCCATCTTTTCGTTACCATAAGCTCTCATGCGGTTGATCGCTATCTTCTGTGCGCGTCTCTCTTTTTCCTCTGCATCGTATTTCTTCTGCTGACAGTCGCACATGATACCGACGGTGACTGGCTTGCCTACCCACTCTATGCGCTTTTCTTTCGGCTTATTGCACCTGCCGCAGTACAGTATCCCATTTACCGGGTAATCACCGGGCATTGGACGTGCATTTTCCATGGATGCACTGATAATGTCGCGCATAGCTCTGTCCACTCTACTTTACGCCGCCTTTCTTTTTCAGCCACTCATTGTAGTCACTCTGGATTTTATCCGCACGTTCCTTTGTTCCGGGTTCCCATGTGCCGTACTGTCCAGCCGTTGTAACATATGTCACGATACCATACGACGGATAGTTGAGCAGTGTATCCATGCACTTGAAGTCCGGCTGATCCACGACTTCATCCGGCACCCAATCCGGAACGTTGGCAGGTCGCTTCTTATGCGTCTGACATCTGTTGTTGTACGGTATATTGTTCAGATACGACTCAAACTTTGTCCCGAACAGGGTTTGCGGTCTAAGATACTGTTCGTACTCTGTTCCGATCCAGTCTGCACACTTCTTGTCGATTACCGTGCGGAAGTCTGCTTCCGTGAACCCCTCTTTCGCTCTCGCTTTGATCAACGCCTGTGTTTTGGGCACTCCCGCTCTATAATGCGTTCCCGCCTTCTCGTTCAGGTAATCCACTACAGCGACCGTAAAATCGCTCTCTTGCGGACTTTCTTTATATTCTTTATTAATACTACTGCTAATGTCTATATTACTGTCTATATTACTTTCTTGCAAATTTTGCACGTCTGCCTTGCAAACTTTGCTATTCTGCCTTGCAAATTTTGCAAGTCTGCTTTGCAAGATTCTTTGCCTTCCGTCGAACGATTTTCGGGATACGTAGCCAAGCTCAACAAGTCGAGTGACTGCGTGTGCTACTTTTGATTCAGAACACTGGCAGAATCCAGCGATATACTCATTGCTTGCGTAACACCCATTTTCACCGCAGTCTAAACTGTCGATCTCCATGAGTATCACCTTTTCAAGCGGATTAAGTCTTTCGTCTAACCACACTTCAGCGGGAATCCATATCCCCTTGAAGTCTCTTTCTGCCATATTATCACCTTCCTTTCGCTTTTTCGTCCCACATTTGCAGCAGGCTCTTTACGTCCTCTGGGTCTGCCGTTTCGATGTGCTGCGCCTTGCAGTCCTGCACGATCAGGTCAATCAATCGCGCCATCTGGGCTGTGTCGTAGGTACTGGATCCGTAGTAGAGGATTACGTTGGTGTAGCCGTTTGTGGAGGAAGGAAACGATGCCCATTGCCATCCGACGCCGTTCTTCTCCCATGTGGCGCACAGCTTCGGCACACTCTCGGTTTTTACGCACACTGTATCGGATACGCCGCCTACGTCCTTGATATAGCCCCTGTAGAGCGTTTCTTTCGGGATATGTAAACATACCGACAGTTTGTCAAGGAGCGTCTAGGCGTAAGCATTTGCGTCCAGGGAGCGTTTCCTGCGGTATTTGGACAGCCGGACGGAGATTTTTTCGTCCCCGTGCAGCTCATCCCATACCCGCATGGCGGCTGGTGCGTCCTGCATCTCCAGTGTCAGCACATACCGCCTTGTTTTTACGTCCTGCGTCATGTCACGCAGTCTTGCTGTTGTCTCCGTACTCATACCACGTTAAATTTGCTTGCCACGTAGGCTTCTTCTACGCCGTCCACCACTTCTCCGGTCGGCGCGTACACCGGAATGCCGTCCACAACCTTGATGTTCTTCTTGATTTCTGCCCACTTCGGCGCGTAGGTCACCTTGACTGCATCAGGCAAGTGTTCCTTGCACCAATTCACAAGCACGTCTGCGTTCTGCTTCAGCTCCAGACCGCTTTTCTTATACACCAACTTGCCGGAGAGAAGCTGATATGTGATCTGCGTGTTCGTCTCTCTCGCTTCTTCCTTGGCGTGCTGTGCGCGGAGGTATTCCTCCAGCAGTGCTTTCAAGCCGTCCGTCTTCTGAGCGTAGTTGTCGAGGATTTCCTTTTCCCGCACATCCAGATCGGCGCGTTCTTCATCAACCAGCGCAAGCAAGCGGTTCTGTTCGCGTTCTGCTTCCTTGATGCGCTTCACCGCCCATTCTGCCTTGGAATCGGAATCAATCTTGAATCCGTCCTGCTCTTTTTCGGGGATCATCTTCTGCTCGTCCATGGTTCATTCTCCTTTTCGGTTTGTGTAGTCTCCGTTTCGCTTATGCTCATCGGTTACGGACTTGCACCGTAAGACGGAGCCGCTGCGGATGTACAGTCCGCTTTGGCTTCATGGGGTCATGCTACCTCTGACGGTACCGGGGGAAGCTGTTCGAGTTCCTTAATCATCCGCTCCACTTCGGATTCCGGCGTGGTCTTGGAGAGGTTATTTGCCGTCATATACTGCTGCACGTCAATGTTTCGCGCTTCCAATAGCTGCATCAGCCTTTTGCGTGGCGTAGGCTGCGCCACGTTTGGCTGTGCGGCGTTTTGTTGTTGTTTTGGTGTGGTTGGCAGGGGCTGCGCTTGCGCTTGCTGTTGGCGATTCTGTACGGTCTGGCGTGGTGCGTCGTATTTCGTGTGTCCGGCAGCCCAATACACGTCTGCACCGATGCCGAGAGCCTTGCACGATACGCTGAGCGCGTCGGTGAGAGCCATCTTATAACAATTCCCAGTTACATAGATTTCGTCATTTTTTCTTATCAAGAAAAATGTTGTCGGAACCTCCACGCAATAGACATCCATTTCCCCACTGTATTTTTTGAATCCTGTGGAACCAGTATGGTGTTTTTTCTTGTATAGCACATACAATTCATGGTGTTTGGTGTTCATGCGCTCCCTTGTCGCTAACGTTGCGGTTTCGCCTGATAGAGCGAGAAGTGTTTGTATATGAATTGCGTTTTCTTTATCTGTTGTGCAGAAAGTTTGGACCCCGCATGTTTCGCATCCATCCCACGAAACGATTTCATTCCACAATCCTGGGTAGTTTCCATACGGTAGAAATGTCCTGTAGTCTTTGAAATCACCTTTTAAATTGAAAACGAACGATGTAGTCATAGAACCGTTTTTTCTTGTGTTTATTGTTTTTTTAAACTCAATGTTTGCTTCTTCCAATAGCATTTCTGCTTTTTCCACTTTTCTGCTTTTGCTGAATTCAAGTCGCCAGAATGTATCTCCATTTGAATTTTGACGATATAATGTTCCGTCGCAAGCGATCATGATACCTACTCTTTGACTAACCGTTAGTGGTTGTGGGGTGCCAAACAATCCGCACTTGACATCTCTGAACGACTTGCTTCGTCCATATCCACTCCGAGAAGGCAAGAATTTTTGGTTCGCAAAGTCTTTTGCCAGAAGAACCACTCTGTCACCGCAAGATCTTCTTTGAACGAGATTTCGGTGATGCGCAGTCATGATTACTCCGCCTTTGTCGTATAAATCTGAGGACACCTTGTGAATGAAGCGAGTTGGCTTGGTAAAACTAATTTCGCTTGTTTCCTTGTCAAATTGAGCAATTTCGTCTTTTCCGCTGTAATCTTTGAATTTAATCCATCCGTTTGCGGTGAGAACTTCGCATTCTCCGTCTACACATTCGTCCGACGTGTACGCTCCGTTTCTCTCGTTGGCGATGAAGGAAGCTCCGCCTGTGCCGGGAATCGCTTCCGACCACTCGCCGTTCCACTTCACGTAGAGGTTAATGTCTACGATTGCGACCTTTTCGCCGTTCGCGCCGTCCATGATCTCCTTGTTCTCGATGGTGTACTTCCACCCGAATCCACACGCGCCGAATACCTCGGTTAATTTCTGTATGCGATACATGGGGTTGATGTCGCTCATGCCCTTGAGCCGTCCGGCGGTGATGGGCTTCAGCGCGTTCTGCGGTGTGCTGCAACACTGTGTGTAGATCTCCATTGCGTTTTCCATTTTATAACCTCTCTATATCTCGTTATGTTCGTAAAACCATAGCTTGGTGATTGCCTTGCGGACCAGAATCGGCATATCGGATATGCTCATGCCGCATAGGGTTATGGTGCCGTCTATGGCTGTGCCTGTCATTGGGCTTGGATTGCTTGACTTTTCTTCGGAAGTGTGGTATACTATATCCGGAAACAGCGATCCCCCCTCGCTTACTCCATGGTTCATAGGGTCGTAAGTCCTCCATGCTTGCGACCCGTCCTTTCTTTTCTGGGCGGTCATCTCTCGCTATACCATCTTCCGTCGGTGTCCATCCGCATCATGCCGTGACATTTTCTGTCGCGGCTTTTTTTGCGTCTTGCATCACTCGTCAGGCAAGCGGCTGCACATCCGGCTGCAATCGTCCACAGGGCTACGGTCGCTATCCAGAGCGCAGGAGATTCGCTCACGGGGTACTTTACTCCGGCGGCAGTACAGATACCGCCCACCATGCTTAGCGCGCCTACAGCGGTCAGAATCGCGTCTGTGCGCTCTCTACACTCAGTGATAGTCATGCATTATCATCTCCATTTCTTCCTGTCGTTCCGTTCCCGCTTCTTCTGTGGCGTCCTGCGAAATCTCGTCTACCTGCCAATCGAATATGGTCCTCGCGTCACCGCTGGCGATGTGGTCGAGCAGGTCGGCAAGATCGTCCTCCGCCCACTTTTCCACGCAGTCCCAGCAGATCACCTCGTTGTCGGCAATCATGGCGCGTTCTCCGTCACGGAAAGCGTGTTCGCAATCACAGCACACCGGATCGCCCCATCTGTCATGCTTGATGTAAGGTTTCATTATTCTGCTTCCCCCTGTTCTTTCTGTTTTTCGCACTGAATTAATATGTCGTTCAAAATGTCGCGGATTGCTTCGGATGTCTTGACGAAACTATCTCGAACTTCCGGACTATGCTGTGGGGCATGAGATTCATTTTGTAACGACATTTTGGTGTACAGTAGAGATCTCTGAATTATCGCCACATCGTTTGTTGACAATGTGAGAGTGAAGGTTTTCATTGCTTCTCCTCTCTTTCTTATCCAATCGCGCTATCCCATTCGGCTCTCAGCTTCTGGACGTCACTTTCGAACAGTTTGCAGCAGATTTCATATAGCTGCGGAATCATGTTCATCTGGCGGTCAATGAGGTCTACCTTGTTGCGCAGCTTCGGCTTAAATGCGTCCTTGTTGTTCTCAAACCGCACGGACAGGTTTACATGATACTTTGCTTCAAACTCGTTGTAGAGGAGATTCCACTTCTGCATGATCTCCACCTTGCTCCTGGCGTGGTACTGGATGATCTGCTTGATGCGCTGCCGCTTTGTCGCGAGGTCAATATCGTCCACAAGACCGCAAATCACATCTTCTTTGTACTCGATCACTCTGTCCTTCTCGGCGATGGTCTGCTTCTGGGCTTCGATGATGCCGTCCTTAATCTTGATGGTGTCCAGGCTGACGCGGATGATGGCTTTCATCTCTTCTGGGATTCCGGCGAAATAAGCGTCCACAAACGTCTCCGTGTCGTTGACGTACCCACCTGTTTTGCGGATTGCGGGGAGGACTTCGTCGAATACCCATGATTCAAACTTTTCCGCCGACGGGAGCTTGCTGTGTGTGATAAGGCGGTACACATCGCCTTCAGGGATAAAGTTGATTTCCTGCATTTTGCCGCTGATAGGGGTACCCCGTTTCAGGGTAGCCCTACAGTGCGTGGCTACCGCGTTATTGGGTTTTTCGTAACCGAGTGCTTTTGCCACATCACTCGCGCAGAACAGCACCTTGCCCTCTTCTTCGATGGTTCGGATTTCGCCAAATTCTTCGTTCTGGAAAATTTCAATATTGCTCATTTTGAACCTCCGTGTGATTTTGATTCCGAATCAGAAACTTTTGCTCCAAAATGTCAAATACATTTGTGAAACAGATTCAAGCAATACAAAAAGAATGTGCATAATAAAGAAGACACAAGCAGCGGTAATATACTTAAACAGTACAGCCGGCAACAATGCCTTTATTAGCACGACTACAATCAGCAGAATCAAGTATATTATTTCCACTATGACATTGTATGCAATGTTGGATAATAAAACTTGAAACAGCGATAATGTTTTGCCGTTTATTTGTTTGCAATCGCTTGAGGGAGTGTTTTTTAGCTGTTCAATGTTCTTATTATCAGCCGATACCAATATTGTTATTATGGCGACAGAAAACGAAATAAGGATTGCCACTATGTTAATCTGTACATTGATAAATTCCGAAAAAATAGTGCAAATATCGTTTTCATCCCCAAAGTCAAAAACAAATGCGCCAACAAGGGCAGCAACGCCAGAAAGAAAGGGTATAAGCATTTTTAACCATAGTCGCTTTCTTGATTGGAAGTAGTCCTTAATTGGAACAAATACGATTGTATTCATTGCTTGTTCCTCGTTTCGTCAATAAATTCCTGTGCTCGATTGAAAAAGTCATAGCTGTCGACTTCATTTGTTATTGCAAAAAAATAGTCATACACTTCCGAACGCGGAATAACCAGATATTCGAGCGTTTTCTCGATCTCGTTCTTCTTCCAGTCCGTTTTTCCATTCAGCTTCTTGCTAAGCGTGACTGGGTTCATCCCCAGTTTCACCGCAAGAACACCTTCTGACCCCAGTCTTTCGCGTATGGCACCGCGCAATTTCGCGTACTTCAATGTTATCACCTCCTTGAAATGATTTCGGTTTCGGAACTGATGCTATTATACCACACCATTTCGCCTTTGTCAATACAATTTCGAAAAAAAGACAAGAAAAATAATAAAAATGATGTTGAACGCCAGCCGAAGTCGTGGTATAATAAAGCTAAAGAGGGGGATGTTAAAAGTGGAACGAGTTGCTACGACAGCGGAACGGCTCAGAACGGTCATGAACGCAAGAGGGATGAAACAGATTGATTTAGTGAGGGATAGTGGACTTCCAAGAGGTGCTATATCTCTGTATGTATCTGGGAAAATGAATCCCAAACAAGCTGCGATAGAAAAAATATCAAAGACATTGGACGTTAATGCTCTGTGGCTGATGGGATACGATGTGCCAATGACAGTGGATGTGGATCCGGAAACGGTGCGTAACCAGGCGATAGCTGATATAGCCCTTCGGATGCAGACGGATGATCGATACAGGGATGTTGTGATCCGCCTGGACAAGCTCGACCGGAAAAAGCTGGACGCAGTTGCTGCGATAGTGGAGAGTATGCAATAAGCGACACCGGATCGGCACCGCTTGCATCATCTCACGGAGCTGCGGAGGATGCGGTAGACGAGATCGAGGACGCGCATGGGACACTTAGCAAGCAGCCGCTTGATCTCACGGATGTATTGGATACGGTTCATGTGGCTTCTCCTTTCTGTGGGGATACCATATTTTACCATATTTGTAGGGGAAAAGATTGTCGGATGATGCGAAAGCGGCATTGAATCAAAAAAAAGCAGGGGCTTTACGGCTCCTGCTTTTTTGGTTTGTCGGCTGATTCCGGGTTTCGTTCGGTGTACTTCGCCCATTGCTCGGGGTAGTGCTCTGCATACCACGCGAGATAGTTGCCATATATGTGAGCTTCTGCTGCCTTCCGCGCGGCAATCGCGGAGTCGAGATCCGGGAAATTGCCGAGGTGGTACTGCTTGCGGCGAAAATTGATGTATGTTCGATAGTATAGCATCCCGTCTTTCGTCTTCTTGGGCGAAACGCCGCGCACGCCTGAGGTGTTGTTTTTGTTTAGGTTGTGTCGCAGGACGCCATGTACGGCCGATCCGCCTTTCGCAAGGTTTGCGACTGATTCCTGACCGCTTTCAAGCCCTTTCTTCCTTCCGCAGGTGCAGGACCGCGTTTTTCCGAGATGCTGCTGGTCTATGTCATATTCGCCGCCACACGCGAGGCAATGCACGTGCCACATTGTTTTCAGTCCATTCCACGGCCCGACGCGGTGCAAGACGTGCAGGCTGTAGAGCGTCTGGCCCGTCAGGTCCTTGTCGCTTGACAGACGGGAGCAGTGCTCACAGAGGATCAGGTGCGTACCGTTTTTCAGTTTCTTTCGGGCAAAACTGAGCGGATGCTCGGACACGCCGCCGCAGATGAGGCAGCGCGACACGATGGTGCGGCGGATGGCAGTGCGGTTTCCGTATGTGTATGTGGAGACGTTTTCGCCCGGCCCGATGAATTCTATCTCACCGACCGTTTTGCCGGTGAGATATTCGATCACTTTTTCTTCAGGCTTCCCCGTGATGGCGGCGTTTATCTCCTCCAAAGGTACGGCGCGGTTCACAGGATCTCCACGCCGAGCTTATCGGCTGCCGCGTATGCAACGCTCTCAAAGGTATCGCCGTCGGTGTTTGCCCACTCTTCGCTCATGCCTGCCAGTTCGCACAATTCTTTGAGCGCTTCCATGTCCCATGTATCCGCTGCCTTGATCTGCTCTGCGATTTCGATTGCACGTTCTTTCTGCTCGGTGGTGTAAGTCATTTTCGTGTCTCCTTATCTGATTGTTTTAAGCATTTCTGCGAACTGTTTCTTCGTACGAATCTCCGAGGTCAGTTCCTTTACCTGCCGCTGGAGGCCTTCCGCCATGCCTTCCGCGATCTCAAACGCGGTGTAGCTTGCGATCTTGCGCTTGTACTCGGCTACCGCTTCCTCGAGGTTTGCCTCGCAGTACTGGATCTCGTTCTCGGTTCTTGTAATCGCTTCGGCTGTCGTCATGATTTTTATCTCCTTTGTGTTTTCCCTTTTGTTGACTATATTATACCACTCATTGAGTGGTTTGTCAAGGGGTTTTCGCAAAGTTTTTTAATATTTTCTCGCCGCGCGTGTGTTGATCACGTCGACGGCCAATAGGTCCAGCAGATACGGCGAGATTTCGCGGCGGGCCTTGCCGCTCTGCGTCCAGTTTTCGATTGTTCGCGGCGGGATATGATATCGTTCTGCAAACTCCGCCTGCGTCAGACCGGACAGTGCGCGGACGGTCGCAATGCTGTAGTCGTCGTGGACCGTCCACACGTCCTCAAGCTCCCACGGGGCGATATCCGGGAATCGCCCGAGGAAGTCGGCGGAGCTGTGGCAGGATGAAGCCGCCGCGCGGGCAGTGGTGAATTGGGTGATTGTCATTGTTTGCTCTCCTCAATCCCATATATGCTCGTGGCAGTAGTCGCCCCACTCTTTTTCCATGTCCGCGAGTACCTGCTCATAATCCTCACCGTTGATGATGCGTTCTTTCGCCCGGATCCCAATGCCAATCTGGGTAAGGTTCTCGGAGTTGCTGTATTCGCACGTCTGGATGTAGGCCGCCGCGCGGGGGTATTTCGCACACAGTGCCTTGATGTCCGATTTCGGCATGCTTGGGAGGATCCCGTCTCCCCGGTACATCGCGCGCTCAAACGCGGCGCGGTGCCGCTCATGCTCCTCGATAGCGGCGTAAATCTCGTCAAGCCCCTCAATGGCCGCGATCTTCGCTTCTCGCTCGGCGGCTGCTTTCTCTGCGGCCTCGCGCTCGGCGGTCAGGATCGCTATGATCTCCGCTTTGTGCGCGGTCACCTCGTCGAACATGCCCTCCGCTTTCAAACGTTTTACGCCGCGCAGCATCAGCTTGGCTGTGTCGTTTGGTGCGAAGGTGATCTGGTATCTCTTAATCATTTCCTGCGGTGTCATGTGCCTGTCCTCCTTTACAGGTTCGCCGCAAACGCCGCGGCCGCGTCCTGGTCTACCTTATACAGGCAGTAGTTCTGGCAGAGCCAATACTGGCCCTCGTAGCGGATGAGCGCCGCGCCGAAGATGAAGCGGTCCGTGCGCACTGCGTTGTCGCATACAAGCTCCGCGCCCTGCGGAATGATGTAGGTGGCGATTCTCCAGCTGTGATTGGTCTGTGTCATGGTTTCGTTCCTTTCTTCCGGACTTGTGACCGGACGGCGTGTGCCGTGTGCATTACCCCGCCGGAGCGGGTCACTCTGCGTTATACTTCTTCAACGATTCCGCTATAACCATAGCTTGTCTCGAATTCGGCCCACGATTTCCGATTGCTTCTTGTGTACCAATGCGGAGTATAAATAAAGTCTCCGTCCTCATCTACAAGTTTCTTCAGCGCCTGTCTAATGCAACTTGCTTTGACGGTGTACCACGTTCCCTTGATCCTGTATTCTTTCATTTTTATATCTCCTTTGTGTTTTCCCTTTGCTTGACTATATTATACCACTCTTTGGGTGGTTTGTCAAGAGGTTTTGCAAAAGTTTTTGGGAAAATGTTGTACAAAACAATGTGGTTAAAACTGTGCAGATTATGTTAAGCAAGGAACCCCACATACAAGAAATGGTTTTGTGCAGAATCACGGAGAAGTGCCGAGAAAAGATGTCACTTTTTAGATAGGCAAACAGTGGTATAATATAGGCACAAAGCGGGAGTGTTCTCACGCCACATAACGAGTCCCAAGCCGTGCATGACTCCAAAAACTGCACGAGGTGTCGACTGCACCGATGCAAAAAAACAAGCCGGACGAAAACGGACTCCCTTACGGTTTCGCCCGTCAGCAGGTCGCGATCTCCTGCAAAAACAGATCGGGTTGGTAAGCTCGGGTTGTGGGAGCGATCACTGCACATGGACTGAGAGTGTGCTATAGGGATCGCTGCAAGGGAGTGTTAAGCGACGGGTGACGGCTCTGACGGGGGCTGATCCAGTTGATACAGCTATCCTCTCGATTGCAGGGGTATAGCTGTATCTGCTCGGGGATCGAGATAACGGGGGCTGATCTATAGGATCGTAGCAACTATAGCGTAGCAGTTACTACATTGGTGCTATATATAGTGTAGCACAAACCTAAAATGATAGTATAGTGTAAGTAGGATTTACCTACAACTACAAAAAACTGTTGTTTACACGTGCCAAAAAGGAGGTGATAAGATGGGAGCAGATCGCAAGCCAAAGATACGCAAGCAGCACTTATATGTAGCTAAGGATAGCACATTTGGACGGATTTGGGTGGATGAGGAGGATATGCAAGAGCAATTTGAGGAGTATTTGCAGAGTGATAAGTGCCTAAATCACACCAAAAAGCGTACAATCATCGATCAGGATACGCTATCTGCCGTACAAGTCGATGTCCCCGCGCCCAGATCGCCCACGATCAAGGGATTTTGCGTGTTTTGCGGCACAAGCAGCAACGCGTGGTACCAAAATTACGCCGACAATCCCGATTTTGCCCAAACTGTGCGCAAAATCACCGATATATGCGAGCAGGAGACGCGCGGACTGTTTGAGGATGGATGTATACCGGCAAATCTTGCAGCACTGTGGATGGGCGGATATGGATACAGCACAAAGCAGGAGCAGGATATTAAGGGGGGTGTGCCGGTGGTGATTCGAGATGATTTGGGGGAGTGACAAGTGATGGTGGATGTTGTTGAGATTGCTGGCTCTGGCGGAAGGTATTACGTGAGCAAAAACGGGGATATTTACAGTGCGGTGAGCGGCAAAATGCGCAAAATGACTCCAAAACGGAACAAAGATGGATATTTATTCACAGCGATGCAAGTTGGCGGCAAATCCGTCTGGATACGTTACCACAGAGTTGTCGCAGAGGCGTTTATCCCAAACCCGGATGGATACGAAACTGTTAATCACAAGGACGGAGACAAAACAAACAATGCTGTAGATAACCTGGAGTGGTGCGACCGACACCAGCAGATGTTACACGCATATGCACACAATCTTAAAAAACCGGTTCGCGGTACTGCCAATGGAAACGCCAAACTCACGCAAGCGCAAGCTGAAGCAATAAGAGCTGAGTATGTGCGTGGCAGCTGCGAACACGGAACGGTGGCTATCGCAAGCAGATACGGATTGACAAACGCTGCGGTCGGAAGGATAGTTAGAGGCATTGCGTATGTCTGACACAGTCAAACTGTCGGAGATAACCGCTCCGGCATACAAGTGCTTCTGGCGGACAAACAAAACATATGTTGTCTGCAAGGGTTCTCGCGGATCCGGCAAATCCAAACACGCTGCTCTATGGATAATTTCGCAGATGATGCGTTATCCGCTTGCCAACACTCTTGTTGTTCGTAAGGTGCTTGATACGATGCGTGATAGCGTTTGTGCTGACCTGATATGGGCAATTAAACGGCTGCACGTGGAGGATTATTGGGACTATCCGATAAGCAAGACGTCCCCGCTGCTGATGGTTTACAAGCCGACAGGGCAGAAGATCATCTTCAAGGGTCTGGATAACGCTGCTAAAGTCACTTCTGTATCCGTTTCAACTGGCGTTCTGTGCTGGATGTTCATAGAGGAGGCATTCGAGGTCGATTCTGAGGACGATTTCAATATGCTGGACGAGTCGATTAGAGGTGAGCTCCCGGTCGGATACTTTAAGAGGGTAATTATGGTGTTCAATCCGTGGAGCGATTCGACCTGGATTAAGGCGCGATTTTTTGACGAACCGCACGAAAATGTGCTTCCCATGACTACGACCTACAAGGATAATCCGTGGCTGTCCGAGACCGACCTACAGGCGTTTGAGGATATGCGCAAGACGCGCCCAGAGCGTTACAAAGTGGCAGGTCTGGGCGAATGGGGAGTGGACGGAGCGGTGTTCTTCGATCAATTTTCCCGCGATATTCACGTGGTTTCGCCATTCCCCATACCCGATCACTGGGAGATCGTCCGCGCGATAGACTACGGTCTGGATGCGCTGGCTTGCCTGTATATCGCCATAGACACGCACGATACCGCCTATGTGATTGGCGAGGTCTATCAATCGGGGCTTATCGTTTCACAAGCCGCACAAGCGATTCGCGACGCAGAGCCGCGCGAACAGGAGTATATCACCTATGCCCCGCCGGATATGTGGAGCAGGACAAAGGACACAGGGCGAACAATGGCAGAGATATACATGGACAACGGCGTATACCTCACCAAGGCATCAAATGACCGTGTGCAAGGGTGGATGCAGGTGCATGAGCGGCTCAAGCCTGTTCCCGATCCTTCCGGTGAGGGCAAAACGGCGCGCTTGCGGATATTCTCAACGTGCAAAAACCTCATCCGGTGCGTTTCGACAATCAAGGCGGACGAAAAAAGCTGCAACGACGCGGCAAAAGAGCCGCACGAAGTCACGCATCTTCCGGACGCGCTGCGATATTTTTGTGTGTCTCGCGCCAGTGTTCCGAGAGAGCCGGACACTCGGACACCGGAGGAAATCATGATAGACAAGCACAAACAGGCGGTATTCAGCAAAAACCGCATTCCCACACACGTCAGGAGGTAAAAAAACAATGGCAAATACAAACGGTAAAAAGCACGGCAAGCTGGAGCTGCATCTCTACTCCACAGGCAGGGCAGGAGAGTGCAGCACGGACAAGTGTCACGACAAGCGGACGCTCATCTACCACAGAGGTACGCTCGGATGGAGTCCGTCCTTTATCTGCGAGGACTGCCTTGCGGATCTTGTGGAGGCATATGTGCGGCTGGTAGGCAAGGACCGGTCGAAAGAGGTACTGTCTGCATCGTTAGAGCTTCTGCGGGACGAACCACAGCCGGTGGAAGCTGAAAAGAAGCCGGAAACGGTGAAGCCACAGCGCAGGAGTGCGAAGAGTGAGTGATATTGCAACGGCGGTGGCTGTCGGAATCGTACTGGCGGCACAGCTCGGCATGGTGGCGGTGATAATGCCTATGGTGGTGCGGGAGCTGAGAGCGATTCGTGGTGCGCTGTTGGACGTGCCGGAGAAGCCCACAAAAACCGCCGAAAAAAGCCGTCACAGCGTGATCACGCCGTATGTCAACGACAGGAGGATTAGCAAGAGATGAGTTTGCTTGACAAGATATTCGCCGGGCGAAAGCCGCCGCAGGATGATCTACAGCAGAGGAGCAGGGACGCGCCCGCAGCGGTGGATGCGGACGGAACGGAAATTTACGAAGAAGACCTTGTGTCGCACATCATGCAGGAGCTGGAGCGCAGGCGTGACGAGCGTGCCGTGTTGGAGCTGCAATGGACGCTCAATGCAAACTTTTTAGCCGGTCACCAAAACTGCGACATCAACATTGCATCGCGCAGGATCGATGATGAGCAGTACGTAACTAAGGCGGACAATGAGCGCAGGGTGTACAACCGCATTGCTCCGCTGATGGAGACGCGCCACGCGAACCTTAAGTCGGTTAACTACGACATGGTGGTTGAGCCACGCTCCGCAGAGATGGACGATTACGCAAAAGCAAAGGTATCCACCAAGCTGCTGACGTACTGCCAGGGCGATACGGATTTCCAGGCGAAAAAAGACAAACTGATTTCGTGGGCGGAGCTTACAGGCACGGCATTCACGTTGTCGTTCTGGGATCCAAACAGGGGCGACTTGATCGCAAATGAGGGTGCCGTTTACGATGAGCAGGGCGAGATTGTCCGCCCGGAGAAGCCGATCCGCACGGGCGGTCTTGATTTTGGACTTGTATCGTCTTATGAGGTGTTCCCCGCTTCGCTCTGTGTGCAGGAGATACGCGACCAGCACGACATCATCATTGAGCAGGTGCGTGACGTGGGCGAGATATACGACCTGTACGGCATCAAGCTGCAAGGGCGAATGATGGAGACATACGTTCTCACGCCGATGGAAAACGCCATGACCGGACACGGGCGCAACAATATCGCAATCGGCATGAGCAAGGAACAGGTCGAGGACGTGGAGAAAGTAGTTACGTACCTTGAAAATCCCTCCAGAGACTATCCCAAAGGCAGATTGGTTATCGTTATTCGTGATGCAATTGTGTATTACGGTGACCTTCCGGCTGGCGAAATGCCAATTGTGGCGGTCAAATCCAAACCTGTTGCGGGGCAGTTTTTCGGCAAATCTCCGATTCAGGATTTGATTCCGCTGCAACGGACGTACAACCGTATCGTCAACAAGATACAGGATTACGTGGACACCATAGCCGCCAATCCGCTTATCGCGCCGGAGGGGTCTATCGCCAATCTGGACGAGCTGGACGCAACAGGCATTGAGCCGGGGACAATCCTCATTTACCGCAACGTAGGCGATAGACCGTCATTCCTCCAGTATCCCGACCTCCCGTCTACGGTTCTGTCGGAGCGCGACCATATTGCGTCTGATATGGAGTATGTGGCAGGCGTTTCACAGCTCATGGTGGTGGGGGCTACGCCGTCCGGTGTTACGTCCGGCACTGCCATCGACAATCTGCGGCAGATCGACAACACGCGCATGAGCCTGACGGCGGACAACATTCGCGATGCAGTCATTGCAATGGCACGTGTCTGGCTGCGGCTCAATAAGGAGTATTCCTCCGGTTACCGCACAATGCAGATTGCCGGGTCTGATGATGCAGGATATGTGTACACGTGGTGCGCGGATGATATTAACTCGTATGACATCCGGTATACAGCCGAAAATGAGCTGCGCCACAGCAAAGACCAGCAGCGGCAGGACTTCGTTCAGGCGTTGCAGCTCGGCGCGTTTACGGACGATAACGGGCAGCTATCCAAATCCGCAAAGCAGCGCGCGCGGGAGCTGTTCATGGGCGATAGTGCCTCCGGAGATGCGTTTACGCTCGATGAGCTTCAGCGTAAAAACGCCGCGCGGGAAAATGCGTTCCTTGACCAAGGCGTTGTGCCGGAGCGTTACCGTTATGACGATGATGCAATCCACCTCGAGGAGCACAAAAAATACGCGCTTTCGATGGATTACAGGCTATTGCGAAAGGCTATGCCGCAGTACGCAGCCGCATTTGATGCGCATATCGACGCGCACGAACAGGCTCTTGCACAAAAGCAAAACGCAATGATGCAGCAAATGTTAGCCGCACAAGGAGGTGCAGCACAAAATGGACAATAACGAAAGCAAAGAAGTGACAATGGATTCTATCCGCGCCGCCATGGAGCAAGCTCTTATGGGTGAGGACAGAGCCAACGAAGCGGCAAATGCCGCCGAAGAATCGGCAGCAGTAGCCGAAAACGCAGCACAGGAGGCAGAAAATGCAAATGCTCCGCAGACTGAACCGGAACCTCAGACGGCTGCACCTGATGTGGATGTTCCGCCACAGGAACAGACCGCGCCTGACAACGTTCCCACAGCAAATCAGCCGCAGCCCACGAATCAGAGCAGCGACTTGATGATGCTTGTACAGCAGCTTATGTCTCAGAATCAGCAGCTACAAGCACAGCTACAGCAGACCAGCAACGCCATGCAACAGCAGTCTCAGGCGGCGGAAAGCGGTATTATGAGCCGGTTTACGCCGGAAGCAGCTCCGCAGGCACAGCAGACCGCCGAAGACATTGCGCCCACGCTTGACTTTGCGAGCATGCGGTATATGTCGGAGGAAGAACAGGCGCAAAAAATGGCGGATTGGCAGCAGTCTGTAGTGGATTACGCCATCCGCCGGGCAACAGAAGCAGCACGGAGTGAAATCGCCCCGGTGCGTGATGAGTACGAAGCAAAACGCAGAATCGCCGAAAACGATGCTGCAAAGGCTACAGTTTATGCCGATCCGCGCTTTGCATCGTTCCGCGACCGCGATGCGGATATTGAGCGCATTATCGCAGCTACACCTGCTCTCAATGGAGTAGATGCAGCCACGCGCTATATGCTCGGCGGGCTTATCGACCGTGGCATGAGCAATTTACAGCCGCATGAGATTACCACGGAAGAGCTTGTGCAAAAGGCACTCGCTTCCCCTGAGGTGATGAAAGCTCTGGAAACGAAACGTGCAACGGAAATCCAGAAGCAGAACGCCGAAATCCCGACCATTGCACCGTCCTCCGGCACAGGCAATGCAAGCCCCATCCCGGAAAGCAAGCCAAAGTCGTTTGAAGACATCCGCGAAAGAGCAATGAGACGCTTTGTGCGATAAGCCACAATACATCTGATCAGATGCAAATACACACACTACACACAGATAGGAGTAAAAATCATGCAGAAAACTCAGGATTTAATCAACATCGAGAAAGTGCTTGTGGAGGACGTTCTCCCCTGGTACAACAACGAGCTCAACATTCAGGCTTCCCCGTTTCTGGAGAAAATCAAGAAGACCAAGCTTGCGGCGAATGAAGCACGTTTCGGCGCGCGTATCGGTATCGGCGGCGGCTTTGGTATGTCGCAGGAGTGTGTAGCTACCCCGAACGCACACGCGCCGATTTATGAAAACTTTGTGCTGACCTCCAAGGATGCGTATGTCGATATGCGCGTATCCAACAAGACCGTCCGTCTCGGCAGAGGTGACCCTGGTGCGATGGTGGATGCAGTTATGGACAATGTTCAGGCGTCTTTCGAAGCCGCAAAGTGGAACGTAGGTCGTATGGCGTTTGGTGACGGCACCGGTGTACTTGCCAATGTAACCGCAGCTGCTTCCGCGACCAATGAGCTTACCGTAGACGATACCTCCAAGATGATGGTCGGTCTTGCGGTGGACGTATACAAGTATTCCGCGACAAGTTCGACCGATGGTACTCTCGATGCTTCTCATTCCTCCCTCCAGATTAAGGCTATCGACCACACCAACAAGAAGGTCACGCTTTCCGGCAACGTCACGCTTGCCACTGCACAGACTACATCCACCAACTACGGCTTCGTGACCGTCCAAAATTCGTACAAACGCGAAATCACTGGTCTCGGCGCAATCTTTAACAGCTCCACCGCTGAACTGTATGGTCTGACCAAGTCCGACAATCCGATTATCGTACCGCGCTCCATTGACGCAGGTCATGACATTGACGATGTCGCACTGACCAATGCAGTACGCATGGCGAACCGCAACAACGGCGTTGAGATTGACCTCATCATGGCTGGTGATAAGGCGTATGAAGCGTATGAAAAGTACATGCGTTCCTCTACGCACACCGTTGTTGAGAAGCGGCAGTTCCACGGCGGTGCGGTCGGCTACGATATTGTGACCGGAAACCGGATCACCACCATTGTAAACGAACAGTTTGTGCCGTCCACCAAGATGTGGGGCGTTGACACCTCCACGTTTGAGCTGCGGCAGACCGACTGGGATTACTGCGACTATAACGGTTCTGTGTTTGTTCTCCAGCCGGGTACGTCCGAATACCGCGCGCTGCTTGCAAACTACATGGAGCTGATCTGCTACAATCCGGGCGGCTGCATCGAGCTGTACAACTGCGATGCAACGACAGGCGGATAATCGGCACAACGATAACAAGGCAAAAATCTAAACAGGAGAAAGGGGGCAACGGACAGGCAAGCACATCCGTTGCCCCGCCTTGCTTATATGGTTACAAAAGAGATATTTGACCGGATATGCGCGGAAAAACCGTGCGGAGAACCGGCATTCCTACGGCATCTGGATACCACAGTTCGCTTCCTTGAAGGCAAATACGGCAAGAAATTCGTATACACCACGGCATATCAGAAACCGTATTCCGTGAACGATGATATTCCGGTGTACGATGAATACTTCCCTGCTGTGGTGGACAACATTCTGTTTCTGCTGACCAAGGATACAGACAGACGCACAGACGCAATTGCCGAAGCGGACTATGCGTACAAGACCGTATGGGGAGCGAGAGTACACGGCAAACGATTTATGGGAGTGTGAGATATGTACGATTCCGGTATCACGGCAAAGGATTTTATCGCTACTGTCAAAGACGAAGCGGACATTACCATTGTGATTCCCGATGCAAGCTGGTACAGGTGGATTTCCACGGTGGAGCAGATCCTCTACACCGAAGTGTTCAAGGAGTATGACATTCTCCGTGTGGATTTTGGCAACCAACCTGACGAGGTGGCTCTTGACCTCTCGGACGCACCTGTAGCAAGCGACTGCGACACGCTTTCATTTGACGATGTGGTGACTGTGTTTCTCGACTACCTTGAGTTGGAGCGTTCCGGCGAGACTGCTGCACATGAGTATCCGGAAAAGCCGCTGTATTACACGAAATACGACGGGAAACTGTACGCACGTGCGCCGATCTACGCCGAACAGCTTATTGTGGTGTACCGCAAGCGACCGCCTGTCAAGACGGAGGAAACCAAAACTGCACACGTCATGGTGCCTATGGAATGGCTCGACCTTGTGGGCGCGAAAATGCGCGGAGAAGCGTACAAGATTGCAAACGAAGATGGACTGTCCGCAAAGTGGCTGAATGACTACAACACACAGCTTGAATCCTTGAAAATCTGGGCAGCAAAGAGGAACGAACGCTATGGCAGATAAGAAAGAGTATTCCTACCTCAATTCGTTTCTGCCGTCTGCCGAAAAACGGTACAGCATTCTCCGGTGGGGCTGGGGCGGTATCAATCGCACGGACACCATTGACAGCGGACAGATTTCCGACTGTGACGGTGTGGAGATTGACCCGCCGAACATCACGGTATCGCACAAGTTTACGCCGTATGCGCACTACGCAGAGCCTATAGGGCTATTCGGATTTGATGATTTCCTTGTTGTGATATACCGCGATTCCGGCAAAATCAAACTGGACTGGCGATGCGGCAACGACATCCGTACAGGCGTTATCGGAGATGCGAAGAACGACACGCTCGATCTGCGGAAGAGGAGTGTGGTGCAATTCAACGTGGCAAAGAACACGGAAAACATCGTTGCGTCCACGTTTGAGCGAAAGCTGCTTGTATTCCCCGACTGCGTATCGATGGACTTCCGTCCCGCCGCAAGCAATCCAATCTCCACTCTGGGCACGACATATCCCAACCTACACATGGCATCCGTGTACGGATCTCGCGTGTTTGGCGTGGACAGCAACCTTGTGTATGCGTCCGCTTATAACGACTATGCCAATTGGGATTTGGATACCGCCGATGATACGTCCTCTGCTCACGCATGGGTGTCCATGAGCCAATCCAACGTTAAGGCTGACGGAGAGTTTACCGGAATATACACCTACGACAATCATGTGGTGCTGTTCAAAAAAGACTTCATGCAGCTCGTCTACAACAACAAGAATCCGTTCCGCGTTGTGGATGTTGGTGCGTATGGTGCGGACAATCCGTATGCCATCGCAGAAGCAAATGGTGTGCTGTATTTTGCGTCTTCTGATGGCGTGTATGCATTTGGCGGCGGCACCCCGAAGCTTGTGAGCACCTTCCTGGGGCTACAGAGCTTTACAGGAACGGTCTTAGGTGGGTATAAGGATTCTTTGTATGCCCAGATAGGAAATACGCTCTACAGGCTAAGAAACGGAACGTGGAGCGGTTCTGCACCTGCACACAACGTAAAACAGTTTGCCGCGAACGACAACGGCTTGTACGGGCTTCTTGACAACGGCGATATTGTGATGATGCGTTCCGCCGACGCAGACAAGCTTGACATGGATTCATCGGACACCACTTTTGACCCCGATGATTACGGAGACTGGTGGTTTGAGACGGATTTGATGTTCGGCGGGCGGCTCGATATACGACGCGCGAAAAAGATAACGCTTCTCGGTGAGATATGGCACGGCAGCAGCGTTTCGGCGTATCTGCTCAAGGACGGCGAGAAATTCAACGCCGCAACCAGTAAAAAAGTGCTTGAATCCAACAGGAGCGGTCTTCAGGAAATGCGCGGTATGCTGCGTGGGTTTGGCGCGTTCTGCCACCGTCTGCGGATATGCGGACACGGCAAGGCTATCATTCATGCGGCGGAGCTTATGATTTCGTATGGGGGTGACGTGTATAAAGACAGTTAAAAAACCATCGTATCTCCAACAGTCCATCCCCGATGCGGAGAAACGCGCCGCAAAAACGCAGGGTGTCGGCGATTCCGGCAGCATCAAAAGGATGCAGGAGGAATTGGAGGGGCTGCGGAATGAGATCGCAAAGAAGAACCGCGACCAGCTCGACATGATGTACAACCTCGATTTCGATAACTTCTCAGAAGACACACAGGCGTTGTTCCAGAAGTGGTCAGACGGCACAACGGAAGCTATGGCGTATTTCAAGGCATATGCAAACGCGAATGAATCGAAATGGGAAGCATATGCCAAATGGAAAGATGATACAATAGACTCCATTGCGTCCATTACAGGGAGAGTATCTGCGAATGAATCCTCCATATCATCCCTTGCGTCATGGAAAAGCAACACAGCAGACGCGGCTATTTCGTCCATAGCCGGGATACGGCAGACGGCAAACGCAAACAAAGCGTCTATAGACCAGATAACGGCATGGAAAACGGAAACGGCTGACGGCGCGATTGAATCCATATCATCCATACAACAGCAAGCGAATGCGAACGGCGCGAGAATCGGTTTGCTCGTGAACAGCGGAGGTACTGGATTAAATTCTTCTGCGGCAGGAATCATCGTGGAAGCTATCAACAATGCCGCAAGCTCCATCAAGATTTCCGCCGACCACATCCAGATTTCCGGTGAGACGGAATTTATCACGGCTGCGGATTTGTCGGACAGCGGGTCTACCGTTGTATCTGGGAACAGAATAAGACTTGTAACCGAACAAGGGAATAAGAACGGCACAAGCAGACTGTCGTTTGTCATGAAAACCCCGACAGAACAGGTATTTGCGTATATGGATGGCGGAGATCTCGGCTCTGGCGCGGAAAACGATGCGCGATACAGAGTAAGGCTTATGACAAGGCCTATTACCGTTGGCGGCGAAGATTATTATCCTGCGATATATCTGTATTCCGCAGGGGGAATATCGCTTGACGCAAATACATCTGTGTATGTGTACTCTGCAACGTACACAACAGTAAACGCCAATTATAACACGAGAGTAACAGCAAGTATGCCGTATTCCACTGCAATCAGCGCGGCAAGCGTATCAAAATACGACTATGTATTTTGCACGGACGGGATATACTACAACGGCAAGAATATATGCCCTACAAGCGGCAATTCTTCCGTCACACAGGAGGTACAATCATGAACAAGGAATTGGTAGAACAGCTTCTTTTCAAGTGCGCGGACTGGCTGAACCACATGACAACGGTCAGCATTGATGACAGCTATCGCAAGGTATCCATCTGGGAAACGCTGAACCAGATTAAAGCGGAGATCAACAAGGAGGATGCGCATGACGCAGAATCTGAAAATTAACGACACTGTCATAGAACCGTCTCATGTAAGGCTCGGTACAAACGGTTCTGTCGGTGTTGACCGCCTGTCGTTTACGTTCTCCGACGGGTGGGAGGGGCTACTCGCAAAAGCAACGTTCTATCCTCCGTATGGTTCTCCGGTAGAGGTTCTGACCGGGCATGAAATCACCGTCCCGTCTGAAATGTACCGCAATGCCGGTTCTGGTAAGATGGTTATCAGCGGATATGCCATTGAAGACAACACGCTCGTGAAACGAAAATACACACTTCCCTGCGTGATGGAGGTGCAGAACACCATCGTTCGTCGCGGTGCAAACGCGATTCCCGGAACGGAGAGCGTGTACGAGCAGTTACGGAAGCAGATGCAGAGCGATATTGCGGAAGCACTGGAAGAAGCGAAGAACTCCGGTGACTTTGACGGCGCTGCGGCAACTGTAGAGGTTGTAAACACCACAACGCTTGACAGCGATGCACAGGCAATCGTTGAGAACGTGGGCACAAAATCTGCCGCAAAGTTGGCGTTTGGTATCCCACGCGGCGAAAAGGGAGATTCTGGCGAACGCGGCGCGACTGGCGTGTACGTTCTCGAAGACGGAGAAACAGCAGCAGACATTCCAGATGATGCGAATATCGCGCTTTTCCCGACTGGCGAAAACATCACGCTTGCAGACGGTCGCGGTATCTCGACTATTGAGCGCACATCCGGAGACGGCAGCGCGGGTTCCCTGGACACATACACCATTAAGTACACGGATAAAACCACGTCCACATTCTCGGTGCGCAACGGCATTGACGGACAGATTTTCAACGTCAAGGGTGTTGTTGCGAACACTTCTGCCCTTCCCGCCGCGTCCGCCGCAAACTCCGGTAACGCATATCTTGTTGGCACTGCAACACCATATCTTTTGTATGCATGTGTGCTTGCCGGCGGTGCGTATACGTGGCTCAACCTCGGCTCTATCAGCGGCGCAAAGGGAGATAAGGGAGATACAGGCACAAGCATTACAAGCTTGACCGGCAATGCGGTCAACAAGGGTCAAGGGAAACGTGCATTTGTACTCGATGTAGGACTGTCGAACGATACGTCCAAAACGTTTGAATATGACATTGTGGATGGTACGAACGGTACGAACGGCACCAACGGAACGGATGGAGCGGACGGTCGCGGCATTGTGTCCATCACGAGAACGGCGGGTACTGGCGCGGCTGGCACTACAGACACATACACCATCACGTACACGGACAAAACAACCTCTACGTTCAGCGTGTACAACGGTCAGGACGGGACAGGGACTTCGGTAACGGTCGACAGCGAATTATCCGACATAAGCACAAACCCGGTGCAGAACAGGGTTATCAAGGCAGCACTCGACAACGTACAGGCTGCCGGCGATTATGTGAAGTATACGGAGCAGACGCTCACGGAGGAACAGAAAGCACAGGCAAGGTCGAATATCGGAGCTTCCGACTTCTCCGGCGCGTATGGCGATTTGACGGGCGTTCCTGCATGGGCAAAAGCCGCAACAAAGCCGACATATACTGCATCGGAGGTCGGGGCTGTAGCACAGACGCAAGGCACGTCCAATATGTATAAGACGCTCGAAGTCAACAAAATGGGCAAGGTGGTCATGGTTGACCGAAAAACCGTCAAGGATACATCCATATCCATTGGCACATCGTGGATCGGCAGCAGCGCACCGTATACGCAGGCAATTCCTTGTGATTCTCTCAGCTCCGCAAGCAACGTTATAGAGATTTCGCTTCCGCCCAGTGCAACGGCGCAGCAGGTAGAACAGTTTAACGCACTGATGCTACAAGATGGCGGACAGACGGCAAGCACATTCACGTTGCGGGCATTCGGGACGAAGAACACTGCAGAAATCCCGATTACCGTTATCGTCAGAAAGGACTTGTAAAATGCCGATTTTCATAAGAGGTTCCGGTGGCGGTTCTTCCGCGAAGTTGGAGGGGGACAGATATGTATCTCCCTCCACATCCGGCGCAGTAAAAGTAACGCCGAACAGCGGATATGATGGGTTTAAGCGCATTTTCGTGTATGGGTATAACACATACGATGTTACCGGAACAGATGCGGACGATGCAGATGTGTTGGAGGGGAAAACGTACTGGTCTAAGTACGACAGCATACGCACAGGTACAATGCCCACCATCTCCATCCCTGCCCCGACAATAACGCATAGCGTGGACAGCGCGGCGAAAAAGGTGTCCATAACAACGTCCTATGATGTAAGCGGCTCTGGGTACAACGGAAGTTCCACGGTAAAAAGCACAACAATCACCATAGATATACCGCAGGAAACCGTAACCGGTCCGGTATTCCGCACAGGTACAGCCACACAAAGCAGCACCACAACCACGCTTGCCGGAACTGCGTATAACGCTATCACAGGGATTGCAAACACTGTCGGAAACAGAACGCTGAAATACCTTGCTGCGTCTGCGTCCTACAGAGTTACATCACCTTACGGAGAACGATACATCAGCAATATGTACTACAATGCCTCCGAAAAGAAAATGTATGTATACGGATACTTCAACGACAACGATATTATGAGCGAAACACTGACAACCGATTATCTGATACTCGGTGACGGCGTAGGATTCAATGTGAACAAGTATACTCTCGCGAGAAACTACAGGTATATGGCTATCTATGAATGAGGTGAATATATGCCGATTTTAATCAAAGGCTCTGGTAGCGTGAAAGAGCCTGTGCTGCAATCCAAGAGCATAACTCCAACAGGAAACGGCACGTGGTATTCCCCGGACAGCGGATATGATGGGTTCAGCTCGTTCACGGTCGGCAAGAGAAATGCTTCCATTGTCCCTTCCACTGGCAATGCAGCGGCTTCACAGGTTCGCAGCGGGAAGAAGTTCCGCTCCGGCGGCGTATTGAGAACAGGCACAATGAAGGATGTTGATGCTCCAATTCCGTCATTGTCAACCAGTTTCAATCCCGACAACACCAAACTGACGGTTACTGCGTCATATATTCCGTCTGTCGGATACATTGCGGACGCAGAACCAAAAAGCATGTCCAAAGAAGTGGCTATCCCGCAGTCTGATGATACGCAGTATGCGTGTACGGTTTTTACGGACTATGTGAACGCATGGAACGATGACGGTTTGCCATACATCAATATATACGTCAGCACATCATCCTATTCCGGAAAGACGCTGCAATATATTATACTCAGCGCGAGAAACGACCTGCGAACGTGGTCCGCAAGCGAAAACCAACCGCTGATGTGCGCCGTTCATGTTGATGTGGCGGCAGACAAGGCGTATACAACAGAGATTATACCAGATAACACTTTTGGTCAATACGGTATCGCCACAATCTCCAATGTAAGCTCGCCCAGCAATGGCGTGTTGTGGTATACCGTAAGTGTAGACGATGGGGGCACGACCACGATACAGTTTCGGTTCAGTGACAGCGGTCTTGCGTTCACGTACAACTATATGCTAATTTATCAGTAAGAGGTGATATAATGGCAACTTTACAGAATCTCGGCGTACTGAAATACCGAGACAAAGACGGCAATTGGAAACCGCTTCCGGTGGTGCTGCAAAGCTCCGGCGGCGGTGGCAGCGGTGGAATATCAACTATATCCGGCAAAGGTCAACCCACCGAATCAACTGTAGGACGCTTGAATCAACTGTACCGCGATGAATCAACTGACAAACTGTATATCTGTACCGGAGTCGAAGGTGGCTATACATGGGCTGCGGTTGTATCCGATACGGAAGATGCGGTAACGTATACCGCACAGACGCTCACGGAGGAACAGAAAACACAGGCGAGAGCGAATATCGGTGCAGGTACGTCCAACTTCTCCGGCTCGTACAATGACTTGACCAACAAACCGAATATTCCTGCTGCGTTCGTTATCGACACTACGCTGACCAAATCCGGGCAGGCTGCGGATGCGAAAGCGGCGGGGGATGCGATTAAAAAGAAGCTGGATGCAACCGCACTACCTACGGCGGTCAACGACGCGCTGGCACAGGCAAAAGCAAGCGGCGCGTTTGACGGTGCAAAAGGCGAAAAGGGCGATCCGGGCGCAAAGGGTGACCCAGGCAAGGACGGTGCCGGAATGGACGTGGTTGGGGCGAAGATCGGGCAGATCGCCAAAATTACGGCGGTGGATGCGCAGGGCAAGCCGACGGGATGGGAGCCGGTGGATATGCCGAGTGGAGGAGCGTATACATTGCCTATCGCTTCGCCGACTGTGTTGGGCGGTGTGAAGCCTATCGCCAAAACCGATGCAATGACGCAAGGTGTCGGAGTGGATGCGGAAGGGGCGTTGTGGACTGCTCCATACATTGAAGGATATGAGTTTGTGTTTACGGAGACAATCGCGGAGGATGTTGCGTCGTATACCAGAACGACAGATAAAGATGGTAATACGTTTGATCTTACAGATATACTTGTGATTATATTCACAAAACCTTTTGCGGAATCCACTAATCGAGTGGGTAGGGCACTTGGCTTTTTGCCAATAACCACATGGGGGCATTATACTTTATGTGGCATTTCTAACTCGATTGGAAGCGGTGGGACAGACGTGGGATGCTATGATGTTGTGTATGCAAAAGTGATTGATGGCTATCAAGTGTGCACGCAATATCATAAATCACAGAACACCACAAATGTATTTGGCATAATGCAAGAGGTTACGCTCGCGGGCGTTACTGGCATCCAATTTCATACGGACGCAACAAAACTCATGCAAATTAACAGACCAGAAGGCAATTTCACTTGTCTGAAAATAGTTGGATATTCGAACCCATTGATTGCGGAGGGAACAATCATTAATTTGTATAAACGGAAAGGATCCTGATATGAAAATCTACGAAAACGGCGTAATCCGCGAAATGACCGCCGAAGAAATCGCGGCAATGCAAGAATCGTCCATGGCGGCAGAAACGACCGTCGAACCGCTAACGGATACAAAAAAGCTGGCATTGATGCTTGCGAGTGTCCCCGAAGCACCAATGCCAACGGTAGAGGCGAAAGTCGGATACAGGTGGCAGCCGATGTATAGCTCATCCGCCGGGTTTGCTTGGGAACTCGTCGAAGATCCAAACGCGCTCGGAACATTGAAAAATCCGCTGTACTGGCTGCCGGGCAAGGCGGTTAAGATGGGGTATCACTACACGGATGGCACGACAACGTATGTCGCGCTTGCGGATGGTGTGCCGAGTGGGTTTGACGATGCAACATTTTTTGCGGAGGTATAATTGATGGAAATCGTAACAAGGATACTCAATTGGGCGGTGCCGCTTGTGTGCGGATCGGTCGTATCCGCCTGTGTGACGTGGTGGCGGATGAAAAAGCAGCGGATGTCTGCATTGGAGGAGGGCGTACAGTGCCTGCTCCGCGGCGAAATCCTGCGGAATTACAAGGAGTACAGCCGAAAGGGATACTGCCCGAACTACGCTAAAGAAGCGGAAAACCGCGCCTACAAGGCATATCACGCGCTCGGCGGCAACGATATTGCCACAGACAAGCATGATCATATCATGAGCCTGCCGGACGAGCAGGAGAAAAAGGAGTAGGAGGTGAGCATATGCTACTGCCATATAAAGGAGAGGTGCGCGTGTCGTCCCCGTTTGGGTGGCGTATGCTCGAAGGAAAGCGCGTATACCACAAGGGCATAGACCTTGTGGGAGCAGACAAAACGGTACGCGCCGTGATCGGTGGCGTGGTGGGGCAGTCGATCCTCATCACCGATCCCACAAACCGCACATCGGAGTGGGGGAACTACGTCCGCATAGACGGCGAGGACGGGCGGTTGTACTATTACTGCCATTTGTCCGAACGCCTTGTGTCGCGCGGGGACAAGGTTGCGATCGGTGACGCGCTCGGCGTTGAGGGATCGACGGGCAAATCCACCGGCTCCCACCTGCACTTGGAGGTACGCGAAAACGGCAAATCTATCGATCCCACACCTATACTCGGTATAAAAAATATCGTCGGCGCAGTTTGCGAAGCAAAAACGCAAGCGCGAACGAATTACACCGTAAACGGGCTGACGATCTGTCGCGCAGATGATTTCGGGATCGAGTACCACGATGCCGGAAAGAAAAACGTATCGGAGGATCGCTACATCAACGGCGGATTTTTTGGGGCGTACAAGGGTGCGCTTGGCGTTTTTACGCTACCTGTGGCAAATCTGGTGTGCGACATCGGAAGGATCGCGCCGGACGCGGAGAAGTACATCAAGCAATATGTCCGCGGCGGAAAACTGCGTTACGGATGCAACGACAACGCAAGTACACAGTTTCACGGCAAAAAGGTATCCACGCTTGTAAAAACGTCCTCCGGGAAGGTGTATGTGGCGGACATGAGCGAGCCGCCGTCAGACGCCATCTATGCGATCTCCGGTGTACCTACGGTGCGCGGCGGTGACGATGTGGACTACTACAACTACGTTAAGGCGCAGGGCTGGGACGAGAGCTGTATGTACGCTACATATCGCAACTGGCTTGGTGTGCGAAACGGAAAAATCTGGGTGATCTCCGGTAAAACGGCGACGCGGAACTACATCTACGGGATGGAATTTTGGGAAAAGATTCGCGGCGAGAAGTTTGAGGATGTGATTTGTCTCGATGGCGGCGGAAGCTACGTCCGCAAGACGGGCACGGGCAAGTACGCGACGTTCGGCAACAGACGGATCAATAACTACATTACGTACTAACTTGCGTCAAACTTGCGACTAACTTGCGTTTAATTTGCTTGTAACTTGCTGCATGCGGGTGAAATATGGGCAGAATATGGGGGAAATATGGAAATAACGCCTTTTCCCCGCAGAATTTAACTTGCCTGTAACTTGCCGAGTTACAGACAAACTTAGGACTGGAGGTGCAAACATGCGAAAACCTACGATAAAACAGTACAGTAAACGCGTCGTATCCGCTATGGTGCTGGCGTGGTTTGTGGGCATCGCTTTTGGCATGGCGGTGATCGTGTGGCAGATGATCCGTGCGCCGGACGCGGTATCACTGGATAGTTTGCTGACGTACATAGGCGCGCCGATGGGCTGCGGGATCGCCGGGTATCTTGCCAAATCGGCGTTCGAAAACCGAGAGAAAATCAAAGCACAGTATATCCCGGAATACGATAATTTAACGGAGGAAATACATGGGAAAGCAGAAAATCAATTGGAAGCAGAAACTGACGAGCCGTAAGCTGTGGGTGGCAATCATCGGCATTGTGGCAGGGCTTGCGGCGGTATTTGGCGTGGATGAAAACGAATATACCGCCATTGCAGGTGCGGTTATCGCTGCGGCAAATGCGGTAGCCTATATCATGGGCGAGGCGAAGATTGACGCGGCGGATAGATTTAATCCTGCGCCAGAACCGGAAGAAGACACCGCAGCAGAAGAAAAAAGCAAAAAGGAGGAATAAGGAGGCGAGGATGTGCCGCGATATGATGTTGCTTGCCAAAGGATTTTGCGCGGGATCGGCGAACGCGATAAGATACGCACTATCCTACGCCGCGCCGCGCTGACGAGGACAGAAGCACGTGTGATGGAAATGCGCTATGTGGAGAGGATTGAGGACTTGCGTGTGGTAGCTGACATGATGGGATACAGTTATAGCACGGTCGCAAAGTCGCATACTTCTGCCGCACGAAAAATCATGCAATTCCTGATATGATAAAACGGTGATAAAACACTGACAAAACGCTCTCTCTTACTGTAGTACAATGTACGCAGTGGGAGAGAGTTTTTTTGTTTTGGAGGTGAGTATGCCATACGTATACTACAATCCGAATCCCAATGGCAAGAACGTTGGAGACTGCGTGATACGCGCTATTTCCAGAGCCACAAACATGGATTGGGAATCGGTGTATACCGGAATCTGCGTCACTGGATACTCCATGTGCGATATGCCATCTGCAAACTGCGTATGGGGCGCGTATCTGCGAGACAATGGGTTTGTTCGGGATGTTGTTCCCAACGAATGCCCGGAATGCTACAGCGTAGCGGATTTCGCAAGAGAACACCCACAAGGGACATACATACTTGCGTTAACAGGACACGTGGTTTGTGTCAAGGATGGTAACTGGTACGATTCGTGGGACAGCGGAGACAAGATACCAATGTACTATTGGGAAAGGAAATAGCATATGTACGGATACACACCTTATTACGGAAACCCTATGCCGGATCAGCTTGCGCAGTTGCGGCAGAATCAGATGATGCAGCAGCCGATACAGGGAATGCCACAACAAATGCCACAGCCGCAAACCGCACAAAACGGAATCAATTGGGTGCAGGGAGAAGCGGCGGCAAAGTCATTCCCTGTCGCTCCCGGTGCTATCGTGACACTGTGGGACAGCGAACAGCCGGTGATATACGTCAAGAGCGCGGATAACACAGGTATGCCGACCATGCGCATTATGGATTACACCGAACGCGTACAAGCCACCAGAATGCCGCAGAACGTGCCTAACGCAGTCCCGCAGGATTATGTCACAAGAGAAGAATTCGCGGCTCTTGCAGCTCGTGTGGAGGAATACGAGGGCAAGAAACAGGGAAAGAAAACGGAGGAAGTGAAGAATGGCTAATCCACTATTCCAGGCACTCGGCGGAAACCAGAATGCAGCAAACCCGATTGTTCAACAAATCATGGGATTCAAGAACCAGTTTCAGGGAGACCCGCAGCAGAAAGTACAGGAGCTTCTGAACAGCGGGAAAATGACGCAGGAGCAATGCAATTCCCTGATGCAACAAGCGCAGACGATTCTTTCGCAGATAGGCGGTATGCTGCCGCACTAACAAGAACATTACCCGCAAGGGAATGAATATACACTATACAGGAGGTACAAACAATGGTAGGTACAGATTTATCCCCCGCTGATATTGCTGCTGTGACTGGCAACAATAACAACGATGGGAACGCATGGGGCGGCAACGGAGCATGGCTCTGGATTATCGTTCTGTTCCTGTTCTGCGGATGGGGCGGCAACGGATGGGGCAATCGCGGCAACGCAAACAGCGGCGCGTATGATAACTACGTTCTCGCAAGCGATTTCGCGACGCTTCAGCGGCAGATTGACAGCGCGACCTCTTCTCTTGTTCGAAAGGGAGACGCGACACAGCAGGGGCTTTGCGATGGCTTCTACGCTATGAACACCACGCTTCTGAACGGCTTTGCCGGCGTAAATCAGAACATGAACAACGGTTTCCAGACTGCGGAACTGTCCCGGGCAAATCAGCAAGCCGCGCTCATGCAGCAGTTGAATGCAATGCAGATGCAGAACGCAAACTGCTGCTGCGAGACACGTGAAGCCATCCAGGGCGTGAACTACAACCTTGCAACACAGGCTTGCGACACGCGCAACACTATCCAGAACGCAACACGTGACATCGTGGACAACCAGAACTGCAACGCACGTGCAATCCTCGATGCACTCACCGCACAGAGAATCGAGACGAAGAACGAGAAGATCTCCGCACTTGAACAGCAGTTGTTCACGGCACAGCTTGCAGCGTCTCAGCAGGCGCAGAACAACTACCTCGTGAACCAGCTCAAGCCGTGCCCGAACCCGGCATACTTAGTCCCGAATCCGAATTGCTGCTACGGCAATCCGACCGTAACGTTTGGCAATTCATGCGGCGGCTGCGGGAATTACGCGGCATAACCAAACATCAATGCACCTTACCTATAGTGTATGTTCGACACCTTGTCGATTGTGCGAATCATGCGGCAGGGCAATTGTCCTGCCGTTTACTTTATCATAGGAGGTATACAGAATGCCCGAATATACTAACGCTGCCGTTCAAACTGTAGCGGCGAACCAGAATGTATTGTTCACTTCAACACCCGTTGGATGCAATACAGGCAATGTCATTCATCGTGAAGGGTCCGGCATTGCAACACTGCGTGGAGTTACAAACCAGTGTAGAGCGCGATACCGCGTCAGCTTCGTCGGCAATATCGCCGTTCCTACAGGTGGTACAGCGGGTGCGATCTCGGTTTCTCTTGCTATCAATGGAGAACCGCTTCCAGCAAGCACAGCTATTGTAACCCCCGCTGCGGTTGAGCAATACTTCAATGTAAGTCTTGACACGTTCGTTGACGTGCCGCGCGGATGCTGTGTTACTGTCGCTGTCAGAAACACCACAGCAACGCCTATCAACGTCCAGAACGCCAACATGATTATCACAAGAGAAGCGTAAGGAGGTACAGAATGAGTTACGATACGCTTAGAAATACCCTTTGCAATGAATTAGAAGAATTTGCAAGCAAGGGCGAACTGAACACCGGAGACCTTGACGTAATCCACAAACTGACCGATACCATTAAGAACACGTACAAGATTGAGATGTACGAAGACGGCGGTTATAGTCGCGGCGGAGAATGGGAAGCGGACATGCGCGGCGCATACGGACGTGGCAACAGCTATACCAACCGCGGGCAGCATTATGTGCGCGGTCATTACAGCCGTGACGGCGAGGGTGGCGGTCACAGCCAGAGAGGATACGGCCGTGAAGGAAGCCGGGATGAAATGCTCGACAAGCTACAGATGATGTACGAGAACGCAAGGAACGAAAAAGAGCGTGAAGCCCTTCGCCGTTGCCTTGAGCAGATGAACCAGGCATGAGGAGGTTGAAGAACGTGCAAGAAATCTATGAAAAGTTTATGGATGTACTGCGCGACATTGACATAGACAGCCTGACCTATGCGGAAATGGAACAGGTCGCACGTATTTGCTCCACCGTAAAGATTCTCGGTGAAAAGACATTCCAAGAAGTCATGAAAGAGACACTGGGAAACCAGAACGTTTTTTTCAACGGCTATAAAGAGCCTGAAAAACTGTCCGATTAGAGTACACGCCATCCTGCAATAGAGAACCGAAAGAAAAAGTGTATCATTACCACCCAAATGATACACTTTTATCTTTTTGCCAATTGACAACCATAAACTTACAATGCTATAATGATTCTTATGGGGGTGTGAATCATGCAGGAATACGTATTTTACTATGCGAGAGTATCGACAAAGGAACAGAATCCAGACAGGCAGATAGCAGAAGCAAGGGCGGAGGGCATACCGGACGATAGGATATTCATCGACTTTGCAAGCGGCAAGGATTACAATAGACCGGAGTATATCCGGCTCACTTCCCTGCTCCGTGCCGGAGACACCGTTGTTGTGTCCTCTCTTGACCGTCTCGGTAGGAACTACAGAGAGACGGTAACGCAATGGCAGATGCTCACCAAAGACAAGGGTGTGCATATCAAGGTTCTGGATATGCCGATGCTGAATGGTACAGGCGAAACAGGAGAGGTTATCAATGACATAATCATACTGCTTCTGTCCTATGTGGCAGACAAAGAATACAAGAGTATCCGAGAACGCCAAAGAGCCGGCATAGAAGCTGCAAAAGCGCGTGGCGTGTATAAGGGAAAGCCGCGCATTAAGATTGACCCTGACCGTTTTGGAAGGCTATACGGCGATATACAGAGCAAGAGAAGAACAATGACCTCTGTGTGCAATGAACTCGGTATTAGTCGATTCACGTATTATCGGATCGTGGAAGAATACAAGACAGGAAGCGGACGCTTTTCGGAGTGAAATATCTGTTGAAAACTGTGTGCTGCGCCTATTTGTGTCGCGCGCGCGCGCGTCTTAAATATTTATATATTTCTATACTTATTTATAATAATAAGGAAGAAGCGGTTTTATGCGGACAAATGGTATCGATGATACGGACAAATGGTATCGATGATACGGACAAATGGTATCGGTAAAATGTGTTGATGCGGACAATTAGTATCTATAAACGTCTGTTGAAAACTGGATTATATGGACATTTGGTATGGAGGGAGTAAACAATGGAACAAAAGGACAGGAAGCAGGAACGAGACACACTTGTTGTGAAGCAAAACGATCTGATACGAAAAACGAAATACGACCTATCATCGCAGGAACAGAAATTGCTGCTGTATGTCATCAGCAAGATAAGACCGGAAGATACCGATCTTTCGGGATATGAGGTAGATCTATCGAACCTATGTGAAGTATGCGGGATACAGAAGCAAGCGAAAACATTCCGTGACTTCGTGCAGATACTCAAAAGCCTTGCCGACAATTCATTTCTTGCCGATTTTGGCAGAGGGTGGGGGATACACAGGTGGCTGAACAGTGTGTACTTCCCCGAAACGGCAGGAATGAGTAAGGAACAATTGGAACGTGTTATCCCAAAGAAAGCTGTCGTTGGGTTTGACCCGGAATTGAAACCGTTTCTCTTGTACCTGAAACAGAACTATACATCGTATCAGCTTGGGTTCGTGCTGGCAATGAAGTCGAAATACGCGATACGGCTCTATGAGATTCTTAAAAGCTATCTCTATCTCGGTGTGTATGAACCGTCCGTAGAGGAACTGCGTGAACTTTTACAGGTTGTCGGGTATGATATGTACAACGACTTCAAGAAGCGTGTACTTTTCCCTGCTATTGACGAGATCAACCGCTTCACGGATATGAACGTGAACACCGTCCCTGTGCGATGCGGAAAGACAATCGCGAGAATCCGGTTTATGCTCGCACGGAAAGACTATGATGCAGACGAAACGTCAGCGGTTGCGCGAGATTGCGTTCTGGAGGGATGAAGCATGAATGGAGTATACATACCTATATCTGAGTTTGCGCGGCTTGTGGGCGTTTCTGTTCAGTCTGTGAGGACAAAGAAAGGCGCAGATGAATACACAAGGGATACAAAACCGAAAACGATAGACATAGCCGCAGCGGCTCTATACGGCTGCGAAATCAACGTTGACAGCGATGGCAATATGAGCGTGTCGCGTGATGGCAATGTTGCAAACAACGATATTGACAATGATGCTTGCAAGACAAATGCCGAAAACAGCGATAAGACAAACGCCGAATATGACATCCTTTGCAACACTGTCAATGAAGTGGTTACAACGTTGCAAAGGGAGCTTGCGGCAAAAAATGAAATGATTGCAGCACTGCAAGCGAGTATAGCGGAGAAAGATGCCGCTTACAGAAATGTGACACAGCAGCTATCGGAAATGGCACAGAGAGAGCAGGAAATAAGCCGTAGAGCCATTGAAGCATTGCAGCAGAGGAATTACATCGAGGAACACCGGAACGTGATAGAGAGCGAGAAACAAGCCGCCAACACTGCGTCCAGCACTGAAAGCGTTACGTTAAGCGTTGACAACGCAGAGGAAAGTGTTGGAGACAACGTTGCAAACAGAAAAGGGAAGTGGAGCTTCTTGTCAATGTTCAAAAGGAATCGTTGACAACGTTGCAAACATTAGGGCGAGTGCCGTTGGCAATTGCTTGACAATCCAAGATGAATGTGGTATACTATAAGCAGTTCGGGAGTTGATGCCGCTCTTCGTTCGAGAATCTTCCGTGTTCCCATTTTGGTGACCGTAGGTTCGTTTCATAAAAATCTCCTTTCGAATTAAGCCTGTCGTTGGTCATTGCGGCGGGCTTTTTTCGTTGCACCCGGTCGGGCAAAATAGTGGCATAGACAGAGAAAGAGCAGGGAAGTGTAAACCCTGCTCTTTTGCGTTACTTCAGTTTCTCAAAGAATATATCGTTTAGATACTCTTTCACCTCCCTCTTTGCTTTTTTCAAGGCTTCTGCCTTTTCTTCGTCAGAACCTGTTCCGTTAAGAATGTCGTTGCAGTAATACTGGAAGTACAACTGCGACATGGTGTAGTAGTCGAGAAGATCGTAGCCGTCCAGGTCATACGAAACCTTAACACCGTCCGGCATCTTCCCGGACACGGAATTCGGTACAACGATGTACGGAGCAATATCCGAAACGTTGTAGCCTGTATTTTCGGCGAGTTTGGAAATTCTTTCATCCGTTTTCGTCTTTTCCGTATCGTTCGCGGACTGAATGAACGTGTTCATTGCTCTACGCAGCAGACGTTTGGCTTCATCGTTCTTTTCGAGCTTCAGACGTGCATTCGCCTTGCTGTACACGTCTGCGATTTTCTGGTACTTGTAGGAACCGTATGTATCGTAGAACGAGTATTCCCCCCCGGCTTCTCCTACTGCATCATAAGAACCGGAACGCTTGTCGTATCCCTCCTTTGTGTCGTAGAAGTTGGAGACAACATCGGTGGAATATACGCTGTCGCGCAACACCACACCGGGGACAGGGATTCCTTTCAGTACCGACTTCTTGCTTGTGTCTTTCAGCCCGACCGCATCTTTCAACGTTGTTCCGCCTTGCTTTGTCAGATTCAGAATGACATCTCCGACAAATCCGGTGGTATCGTCTATGATGTAGTCTATCTGGAACGGTGACATTCCGGTGATAGAGCCGAGTTTGATTGCAAGCGCGGATGTTTTCTCGTTGTACTGTTCAGGTGCTGCTCTGTACTGGTATCCGTTCGGGACGATTGGCGCACCAGTGAACGTTTCGTTCTTTGCAAGATCAAGCACAGTGCCGAAGAAAGTGACGTCACTGACAAGGTCACCTGCCGCTTTCAGCGGGTTCGGGTCTGCGACCATGAGCGCATCAACGAGATATTCATCCACATCTTTGAATGCGTCCGGATTTTCGAGCACGAACCGTTCCCATGTTGCGTCCAACACGGACGATAGATCCATTACGTTTGTCTCTTTCGGAACACGCAGGAATTGACCGTCACCAATCGGGTAACACCAGTTCGCAAACTTGTTGTACGTGGAAAGGTTCTGATAATCCTGCAATGTATCCTCGTCACCTTCATCGAACATCTTCGAGAACAGCACAAGAGCTGCAATGTGCATGGCTGTCTTCAAAAGATTGACGGTAAGCCACTTCGCAAGTATTCTACGGTTTGTCAGGATACGTTCAGCATTCTGCCCTATTGAGGTCACTTTCGCGCTGTGGAACATAACAAGGTTGTTTATCGCCTTGGTGGTTCTGCCGCTCTGGCGGAAGTTTACAGTAACATCCATACCCTCCTGAACGGCTGCGATTACGTCACCGCCGTTTTGCTCCAATGCGCGTTTGTATTCCGCGAATCTCGGAGAAGAGTCAATGGCATTTGCAAGACCGGATAGAGATTCAAGCCAATTTCTGGGGTTGATACTCTCTTTCAGTTTGCTTGACGGCTTAACCATATCCTTGTATATGCCGCGCAGCACGTTCGCGTTTGATGTGATAGAGCCTACGTACCCGCCGCCGTTTGCAACATACGCCTTGAAATCGTCCGTATTCCGAACCGCTTCAATGAACGCCTTGAACCAGTCTACAGTGTACGTAACCGGATTGTTTGTTGTCTTGGAGAAGATGTATCCGGTATTGAAGTCCCTGATCGGGTTTGTGAATAGCCCGAAACGCGGGGATACGCTTGTTACGAGCGTGGAGGAAATGCGCGTTGCAGTACCCATGAAAGAAATGAAAGCATTCGATTTATGAGGGTTCATGTTTTCGAGAGCCTTCACAAGTCCAGGGTCGTGCATCTCATAGTATTCCGGAACACCATTTCGCATGACAGATACAATTTTATCATTCTGCTTGTTCTTGATCTTCCACATACCTACGCTGCCGCCGATGTACTTCATGAGTTCTTCCGTGAATTCCACCATATCATCGTCAGTCATGGTGCCGTTTCCACCGCTTTGCAGGAATTTCATTATCTTATCCGGAATCTCCTGCGTGGAAACCCTGTCAAAGAATTTATCCGGCGGTACTTTTTCTGCCCACAAGCCCATATCCTCGTTTGTGTCAATAGCATTGAACAGTGCCTTGCGCGTCTCATTCTTCTGGATAGCCTTGGTAATTGCTGCCGTCTGTGTAGCAAGGTTCTCTATCGGGGAATAGATGTCCCTGCCGGAACCCTTGAATTTCGCAAGCGGAGACACATTGTTCTTATCCTCAACATAGCGGGACAGCGGAACATAATGCGGCAGTTGCTTCTCCATTCTTTCCGCGAGTTTTTCGGAGATGATTCCGGAAGCCACAGCTACAGTGAGCAGGTTGTGACGGTATTCGTACACACCGTTCGCCGTATCCGCGAATGTCGGGTTCTCTCTCTCATAGTCGAGAATGGCATTCACAAGTGCTTCTTTGCTGCCGAGGTCTTTGTCTGCGTACACGAGATACGCCGCTGTCGGGTCTTTCTCGTTGTTTTCCAGACGATCAAGCGCGACACGCGCGATAAGATATGCTTCAAAGTCTTTCTTATTCAGGTCGGTTATATCGCCCTCATAGAGAACGCTCTTTAAGCTCTTGCCTATCACCTTACCGTGGTTGTCCGTGAATGCGTATTCCAAACGCCCTTTTGCTATGCTGTCGGACTGCCGTTCGCGCATTGCCAATGTGTGCGCACCATCGAAATATTTAAGGTCGTACACATCGTCAAAAATTTCGCGCATGAAATCACGGCTTCTTTTGCCCATGTATCCTTTTGGGTCTCTCAGGAAGGATTCCACCTGGAATTTCGCCTTGCCTATCGTGGACTTATCCTTGTAGCGATACCGCACCTGCGCTCTGCGCCGCTCTTTATCGTCCATACGGAAGTAGTTTTCCGTCATTTGCTTGAAGTCGGCAAGTTTGTTCTTGTCAATGTCGCTCATTGCATCGAACAATGCAGTGCTGAATTGCGGATTCTTCTGCTGTGCGTATTCTCCGTCATGCAGCAGGTCGGCGAAATACATTGCAACGGCTTCTTTCGGATACAGGCTTTCGTTGTATCCTGCTTCTTCAAGGTCTGTCTTGTAGTTCTTCACAAGCTCATTCACGGATTCCATGTCGGAAAGTTTGTATTGCTTGTCGAACATATGCCCCAGCTCATGCGCGATTGTCGGCAAATCACCGTACACTCTTGTGCGAATGGTATTTGCGTGGGTGTTGTACACACCTTCCGCACCGTTCTTAACCTTGCCCGAGTTGATTGAGATACCGAAAATTTCTTTCGCTGCTTTGTAGATGTCGGAAATATTCTTCGGCATAGGCAGCTTACCGTCTTTCCCAGAACGAGAACCCCAGTTTCCTTGTGTCTTGGAGTAGTACGCCACATCATCCGGTTCTGGGTTCCCGACGGAGCGCACTCCCTTTTCCGCAAGTTTACCGAGAATTTCTTCGCCCTTGTTTCCTGCCGGGATGAAATACCGCTGCTTGTACTGGATTGTCTCTGTGAAAACGTCCGGATACTTCTCCTTGAACGCGAACAGGTTTCTGCCTGTTACCTCCAAACGATTTTCGCCGGAAACACGTCTTCTTGAAACTGTCCATGTTGCGCCATACAAGCCATCAAACGAGACTGCCTGCGCCTTGTCCATGACAGCAGAGTACAGTTCCTTTCCTGTGTACTGCTTCTTGATGGAGCTTTTGCTTGCACCGAGACTGCGCAAAACTGCGTCAATCTGCTTTGGTGGGATCACTCTGCCGAGATACTGCGTACCGTCCGTGGCAGTGATACGCATTGCCTTGATGTTTCCATCCTGCGGCAGCTTGTTCCATACCGGAAGGAGCGCACCTGTAATCATGTGCAGTTCGCTTTCGTTGTATTCCGGAACATCCTTGACTGCTTCTTTCCACACGGCTTCCCACTCTGCTTTCGGAATTTCTTCCGTTTTCGCATTCATGTTCTTTTCGCTCATGGTGTTGGATACAGCCGTGTTCGCACCCTGCAATCTGAACCGCTTTACCGGAATACCAAATGAATTGGTCTGGTCTGCGATTCTGTACACCGCTCTTACACTGCCATCCTCCATGCGGCGGATGCCCTGAAATTGCGGTCTGTACGCCATTGCATCGTCCAGCGTCTGGATAACAGTCGGCTTGTTGTACACTTTGGCTTGTACGTACTGCGTTTCCGCTCCGGTAGATTCATCCGTGTACACGGTTTCTCGCTGCACAATGTCCAGCCTATCCGCTTTCACGTTCTCCATACCAGTATCGAGCGTTCCAGCTTCTTCTGCGGCTTCGTAGTATGCCTGACGAATGTCCATGAATGCATCAAATACTCTGTCTCCGTCCTCTACACCGAGCGCAAGTATACGGTTTAAGAAGCGAGTTACGTTCGAACCTGTGTCTTTGTTGAGTTTGAAGTTCCCGTATTCGTCATAGAAATACTTAGAATATCCCATCTTCGATAGTATCTTTTTCGGATCCATGCCGGGGATTCTACCGTGTCCAAGCCTATCAAAGAACGCAAGAAGTGCGTCACTGGACAAATCCGTTTCCAGATTGTCGTCTGCCGAGAAGATACCTCCGCTTGCTTGCCGCTGCCCTTTTGTCAATGCGCCGAGCTGTTCAAGCCGTCTTGCGGACGAAGTCACAAAACGCTTTTGCGCGGAAAGGTCTGTGGAAACGAGTTTGTATATCGGCGGGAACGCTTCGTTTGAACGGTGGATTCTGCCGATCGTCTGCATCAAAAGCTGCGAGTTTGGAGCAGTTTGCAGGATGTACCCAACTCTCTGCCGGCTGTTTTTCGCTCTCTTATCTGCGTGATAACTGTAGCCAGTACCTCCAGCTTGTGCGGAGAATATAAGAATGTCTTTCTCACCGCCCTGAAACGCCTTTGCTTCTGCGTCGTTCGCCGCGCGGCTGCCGTTCTTCGCTCCGTCCCCACGTACATCCTCTACACGCTTTATGTTTCCGTTTTCATCCGTTACGTTAATGAACCTTCTGTCTCTGCCAGATACTTCCGCGACCCTATCCTTGCCAAAGTGATTGATAAGCATATCAATTGGGCCTTCCGGAATGCTTATGTCTTTTATTCTCTCCAACAAAGCATCGCGCATTGCCACAGCTTCCTTGTTGGTGATAGGCTGTCCCTTTGAATCACGCGCAACTCTTGATTGCTCGTTGCCGTTCTCGTCTACGTATTTCTCATACTGTTCGACAGGGAAACTGTTCAATAGGTACTGTTCAAGAATCTGTCTCGGAGTGATGTCGAGATTGTCATAATCCTCGCTTCCGTCCGCGCGCATCTTCTCAACGGCACGTTCCTGTGCTGCTTCTTGCGTGTTTACAACCTGTACAACACATGCCTTCCCGTCAGACAACTGCTTTTCTATGTCGCTGATTACACTTGGCATGGACATGGATACAAGCACCTGATCATAGAAGCGCATCATGGAAGACCACAACTGCGAATCGGCGTTCTTGCTTTTATTGCCGGTGATACGCATTGCCTTATCAACATCCTGCATAACGACCTGCCAACCTTCGCTCATTGTGTTGTACATATAGACCTGGTCTTTCGTGAGTGTGTGTTCAAGCCTATCGTATCCAACACCATCGTATGACAGGTTTCTGGATATGTATGCACCTGTAGCTTTCATGTCTCGTGCGACAAGCTCCATTGCTGCCATACCGGAGCTGCCTATCTTGCCGACGAAATCGTCCACGCCGCTGAATTGTGTTCCATCTCCCCATAACCCAAGGCGAGATACAAATGCAAGTCCGGAAACCTTATCGGCGATTGTCGCGGACGCATACACAACACGTGCGTTTTTAAGGGAGTTCTGAAAATCGTTGGCTTTAATGGCGTTCTGTGATGGCTTTTTAGAACCACGACCAGTCTTTTCCCCAATCAGATTTCCAGCCTTGTGCGCTTCGTCAAACACAATCACGCCATCGAAGTCTTTGCCGAACCAATCCGCGATTATATCCGCATTGGTTTCTCCGCCTTTTTTCCCGCTTTTCAAGGTGTCATACGAGACGAACATGATGCCTTTGTCAAATCTCCCGATGCCGCTTTTTTTGCCCTTTTCCTTCGAGAAATCTATAACATCCTTCTCGTTCCCACCAAGGTCAACCCAGTCTCGTCTTGCATCGTTTACAAGTCCGGATGATACGGATACCCACACAGCTTTCGTCCTGCCGCTGTTGAAATTGTCGAGAATAATACCGGAAATCTCTCTGCCTTTGCCCACGCCTGTACCGTCACCGATAAGGAAACCTTTTCTGTTCCCATCTGGTAGAACGGTTTCGTGTGCTTGACCTGCGTACATGACAGCTTCGAGCTGCGCATCGGACAGAACGCCCTTTGTGATAATATCGCGGTCAAGGTTTGGCACGTAATGCAGGTCAGGCGCGTGAACAGAAGACATTGCAGAAGATTCTACCAGCTTCGTCGGATGGGGCTTCGCTCCCTTGATATTCAGCTTTTCGGGAGTGTATGTAGCGTATGTACCGTTGTCCTCCGATGAATCCAATGCCGCCTTATGATACTGCTTAGCGGATTCCGCTACATCTCCGCGTCCAAGTCGTTCATCCCCGCGAGTTCTCGGCTTATCTCGTCTCGCGGTGCTGCCGTCACTGTCAATATCGTGTCCTGCATTATCTCCCCGTTGAACAGCCATATCTCCTCGTCCGCGTTCGGATACTTCTTCATGTAGTCCTTTAGCGTCTGTAGACCGTTCTCGAATTCCTGTATCACTTCTTCCTCGTTCACTTCCTCCATCATCTGTCTGTACGATTCCGGCGTGTTGGGGATTTTCAGTATCTGCAACAATTCTTCCTGCTCCAGAAGAATTTCCTTGTTCGGATACTCCCAGTGGAACGCCAGAATCATGTCCGCTGACATTCTCACGTATTGTATCAGCCACACCGAGTTCTTTAGGTACGTCGGCTCCCCGATGTATTCCAACATCTTTCCGACCACTTTCCCCAGTTTCGAGCTGTTGATCTTTTCGACTTCTGTCATTTCTTATTCCCTCCAATAGCTTAGGAATTTCGTGCAGGTCTTTGTAAGTGCCTGTGATGGTCTCTCCGGTTTGCGGTCCGGTCTTGTCAATCACAAGCATCTGCACATCGAATGTTGTGCCGTACTTCTTGTAATTCTCTCCGTCAATACCAATGTTTGCACGGATATTGTACTTCTCGCGAAGTTCATTGTACCAATTCCGGAATGTAGGCGTATCGTCTGCCATGCCCTTGCCAACGATGGCAACAAGCCGCCCGCCGTCCTGCAAGCGGAGAAGTGCCTGTTCAATGTGCGGGATTGCGTTTTTGGTGGAATTTTTCGTTCTTCCGCCTGTGGATGAGAACGGCGGGTTCATCAGTACCACGGACGGAGAAACGGAATCCGGCAGAATGTTGTTAATCTGTTCCGCATTCTCGTTGTAGAACCCGTCGAAAGGAAGCTGCTTCAGCATCTCCAAACGGCTGTCGGACAGTTCGTTCACGTATACCGTAGCACCATCCGCTTTCGCGAAGGACGCAAGACCGCCGATTCCGGCAGACGGTTCCAGCACGGTATCCTTGTTGTCAATGTTGGCAATCCAAGATGCAAGGTAGGCAATGTTCGGTGGAGTGGAAAACTGTTGTAGCGACACCTGTTCCTCGGAACGCTTTGTCTGCGTAGGGATTGCGTTCAGAATGGATTCCGTGATTTCGTCAAGGGATTCCACCGCCTTTTCGGCTTTCGGCGAGTTGAAATCAGATTGTGCATTGGATATGGTATCGATAAGGTATCGGTTAACACCCAGTTCCATTGCATCTGTCATGGCTTTCACATCATACTTGCCCTCTGCCATAGTACCGCCGTGCGCTTTGTCGGCAATGCTTTGCAGTTCCTGTGTGGTGATTTTTCCGTTGTTCGTCAGTTTGTCGAGAACGTAATCAGAAATCTGCGTGGAAGCGGGTTTATTCTGAACCTGCTGTGCGGTTTCTTGAAAAACCTGTTGCTTTGGCTGTTCTGGTTGCGGTTCTTCAGGCGTTTGAAGCGTAGCAGCGGTATTCTCGACCTTTTCGACAGGCTGCTGTGGTGCAGTGACCGTCTCTGCCGATTGCTGCGGAGCGGCTGTTGCGTCAACCTTCTGCGCTGGTGCTGCTTCCTCCACATCTGCGAAATATTCAATACGGTCGATTTTGTCGCGAGGTACGATGAAACCTTTCACAAAGCTGCTGTAGTAGCCACCGATTCCGACCATATTCTTTTTGAGACGTGCGTATTCGTTGTTTGAAAGGTTCTTCGGAATCTGGTATACGTCCAAATCTTCTCCGGTTTTCGAGTGCTTTTTTACAACGTGCTTCAGCGAGAATTCATTCGGGGCGCGTTTGGTTCTGTTGTCTGTGGTTGTTTCGCTTTCTGCTACTGGTGTCTGTGCCTCCTGAGTCGGTGCTTCTTCTGGTTTCGCCTGTTCTGCCGTGGTCTGTTCCTGAGCTGCGTTCTCTACCGGAATTGTAGCATCCTTCTGCTCCGTTGTCAACGGTTTCTCGCTCGTTTCTGCGGTTTTTTCGGTTACAGCAGTCGGAGTGAGTGTTGTCGGAGTAGCTTCTGCTGTGCTTGCATTGGCACTGTCAACCGGGACAACCTTTGCGTTCGGATTGCGAGACGCATTTGCTTCAAACTGGTTTTCACCATCGAAACCGAACATATCGTGCAGAGTGACATCGCCATATCCCCGCGACACATACGCATCAAGAACGGTTTTTACACCTTGTCCGGACATAAGCGGGGTTTCGTATGCCTGCTTGATGGTTGTGTTCCCACCAAACAGCTTCAGCGTGTCAAGGTCAGACTGCGTACTTGTCGCAACAGGTGTTTTTCTGCCGGGAACGAAATACTGTACAACACCTTTGCCTTCGTTGTACGTGGGTTCAATCGGTTCAGAGACAGTTTTCTTTGTCCCGACTTCCGGCGTGTCGCTCTGGTTCTTTGTGTCTTTACGTGCTTCTTCTACGTCTTTTCTGTTGTTTCGGAGCGTCTTGTCGATTTCTTCGAGCTTGCTTCGCTTTGCGGCGATCTCCTGCTTTTCAACATCCGTCTGTGCCACAATTTGCTGCACATCCGTGTTGCGAATTTCCTGCACAACATGGTCAATCGTAGCGTTCACGGCATTCTTGTCAGGTTCAATGGTGTCCGCGACCGTGTTGACAAGCTTTGCGGTATCATCAATAATGGTATCCGGTGTGCCGTCAACGGCGTTTTGCGTAGCATCCTCTTTCGCGAGGTTTTGCTCGATGATGTCCGCTCTATTCTCGTTCAGCGTATCCTTGACTTTTTGCGCACCGTCTTTTACATAATTCAGACGCGAGATTTCCTCTTTTACGTCTACATCCTCGGAAGGCTTCGCGTTCTGCAATTCGTCAATCGCTTTGTCTGCGGCGTTGATGATTGCATCAGCGGTCGCTTCCATCGAATCTGCGTCTGCATTGCTCTTAACTTCTCCCGCGCCAATAGACAGAAGGTTTACGGTATTGTAGTCGGACTTGTACACGGAATACCGCGCCGGAGCTTCCATCCCGGCAAATAAAGAACCCATAGCAAAACCCAGAATGCCGCTATACGCAAGAGACTTAGGGTCTAACTTTTCGTCAGAACCATACGTCAGTCTCTTAGCTTCCGTTTTTGCAATGTCTTGCAGCACCTCCTCCGTTCCTTCGCCAATACCTTTTGCAACGACATACGAAAGTGTTTTTGCCATCGGTTTGGAACGGAAGAAATTATTGAGTGCATTCCCGGCATACTTCTGGATAGCGGAATCTGCAATGCCTGCACCGCCTTCGAGAACACCACCTGTGAATCTTTCTATCACTGCATCAGAGGCTGCATTTCTCGCCGCCAATAACGTCGCTTGGTTCTCGTCAGCACCGTCATTCCTCGCTTCGTTGTATGCGTTCTGGAATGTCTGCGCGGCTGATGTTGCCATGCCGAGTGTTCCCGCTGCGCTTGCTGCGGTTGCGCCCAAACCTGAAGCTCCCATGGTTAACATGTATCGCGGCAGTATGGAGGACATGGCAGCATTCACGTCTCCAGCAATCTTCACAGCAGGTTTGCTCCGTGCGGATTCGTACTCCGGTACAACGTCCGTCGTGCTGTCCGACGGATTTTCTGCACGGTTTTGCTCTAATGTATCAACAAATCTCTCTTTCGCTTTCGTCAAACCGCTATTGAGTTTTTCCTCCGGCGATACTCCCTTGTTATTGACAACATCCCCAAAGAAACCGAACACGGCTTGTGAAGCTGCTTCAATGGTCTGATTGATGGACTGGTTTGCGTTATAGAATGCTTCCTGCCCTTTTTCGCTGATATATTCAAGCGCGCCTTTCTGTTCGACGTTCTTGGACGGCACGTTTGCAAGCGATTTCGGCAGCGCATTCTTGTCCGCCGGAGCGTACTGGTTCGGAACATTCTGCGCAAGAGACTGTGCCATGGATGCGCCGGACATTGCGCTCTGGCTGCGCGGCGTTGCCTGGATTGCATTCCCAATGTTCAACATATCCGCACGGTTCTTCAACTGCTGCTGTACTGCCGGCTGCCTTGCATATACAACACGGTCGTGCGACTGCTGCTCCGGCGTTTTCTTTACCGTTCCAGGGTACTGTAGGTTGTTGGTATAGTACCGTGCTGCCACTGTACGCGCATTGGATGCTCTCTGTGCAGCGTCTGCGTTGTTATTGGGCTGGATACCCTGTACCCTGTTCCGTGCGTCTTGCAGCATCTTTGCATAGTCTTTTGCTCCGCTTTTGCTTGCGCCGGAGGTAGTGCCACTTGTTGCAGCGGTATACCCCTCACGCGCCTTACGCAGCATTTCAGCGTAATCTTTTGCCATATTTACCTCCGTTACGGTCTGTACGAATTGTAATTGTCAAGCACACTCTTTAAGCCGCCGCCAACAAATCCGCCAGATGAAGTAGAAGTGTTCCCTGAAGATGGATTTTCGGCGAACATATCCTTGTCGCGTTTCAGATAATAATCCGCCCATTTCTCGGCTGTCGTTGCGTCCATGCCAGCCTGAATCAGCAGATTCTCAAAGTCGTACTTGCTTGTAACACCTTCAAGCATGCCGCCCTTGTATGCGTCATACATCTGTCTTGCAAGAGATTCTGCCGTTGTAATGTTGCCATCAAGTCCATAGTAGCCGCCATTTTTCCCTCTTGCATTCATTTCCGCAATCGCTTTTTCCACATCAGATGCGTATACCTTTCCGGCGTAGTTCTGGCTTGCGGCGTATCTGTCTGCATCTGCCGCAATCTGTGCTGCACGTGTGTTTGCGTCCGAAGCATACTTGCTGCCCTCCAGCTCCTTATCCGCTGTGTAAATTGCCTGATCATAACCAACATCCGCAAGGTACTTGTTGATTTTGCCCTGCATTTCCTGCTGTGCAAGGCTTGCGGCGGTGTTCAATGTGTTCTGCCGCTCCGCAGAATCTGTTGCGTAGATGTTCTGGAATGCGTTCAATGTGTTTGCGTTGCTGTTCTCCATTCCGGTCAGACGGTTTGCCATGCTGTTGTAAACGTTCTGCCAGTTTGCCTGATTCTGGTTTGCTGCTGCAAGTGCAGATTCAATTCCGGCTGTAGTGAATGCAAGCTGCTGCCTGTTGGCGTTCGCTTGTGCATAGGAATCGATATTGCCCGCATTGTTCGCCGCTCCGGAAGCCTGTTCACCACGAGCTGCATTATTCCCCTTTAACTGGTATGCGTCCATGATACCCTGATAATACGGCTGTGCGGTAATATCAAAATTATTCAGATAGCTAAGCTGATTTTTCCCTGTGTTGTAGTAGTCAAGATTCAAGCCACCCACAACATTGCCGTTTGCGTCATACTTGAGTTCGCCGTTCAGCAGGTTGTTGTTATTATTGTATGCGTCCCACAGGTCATTTGCCGTCTGTGAACGCTGCGGGTTGGATGCGTTATCGAGCGCATTTGCGGCTACAGAGGAAAAATAATCGTCAACGGTGGTGTCCGGTTTTAACCCAT